TCTCTAGGAAAGAAAGGATTATCTTGAGGATGTTGCTGATATTGAAGTTGAAGCATTTTAAATAACGTATCAATCTCTTTAATATACTCTTCATCAACTTCTCTCATACCATCATCTTCAATCTTTGGATTTAATTTTGTACGAGGAATAAAGAAAATTATATCAAGTTTAGTTAAAGATTCCCTTACAGTCGGAATACATTCACTAATAAAATCCTCATCTATATCTGATATACCTTTATCACAAGCCCATAATGAATATACTAAATTATCTAACGGACATCTATCAAAAATAACTTTATCATCTGAATCAAATTGATCTAAAGTATTTACCATATAATCTAAAATAGCTTTCTGCGTTTCCTTATTAGTTTCTTTACTATGTTTCAATTCCTTATTAACGATAATATCGCGATAAGTTTCTTTTTCAAAACCATACATACTCCACTCTTGTAAAAAGTCTTGTATTAAAGTACTTTTACCTAAATTTGCTGATCCACATACTGCTATTCTCATATTAATATTTTAATATATAAGATTGATATATCAAGTTTATAATATATAATTAATGTAATGATTAAGTTTGATAAAAAATCTCACAAGTATGTTTGTGAGAAAACTGGTAAAGAATTAATTTCAACTACCACTCTTATTGGTAAATATAAAAAGCCATTCGATAAAAAAGAGCATGCAACTCGAGTTGCTAATCGAGAAGGATTAGAAGTAGATTTTGTCCTTGAAATGTGGGAGAAAGAAAAAAATAGAGCTTGTGATTATGGTACTAATATTCATGAAGTAATGGAAGATTATCTTACTTTAGGTAAAAAAGAAGATCAATATGAATCTTTATATACATCTTATGATAAATGGAAGCATATTTTTAAAGGTTTTCCTACATTAATGTGTGAAGAAAAATTATATGATTTAGATAACTTTATTGCAGGTACAGCAGACTTAATTTATGAAAATAAAAATTATTTTATTATCGGTGATTTTAAAACTAATAAAGCTTTTAATTTTTATTCTCCTTATAATGAGTTTTTATTACAACCGGTTCATCATTTAAGTGCATGTGAATTTAATACTTACGCATTACAATTATCATTTTACGCATATATGTATGAGAAACTTTCAGGTAAGAAATGCGCAGGTTGTGTTATAATGTATAAAGATAAAACAGATAAATTTTACCCTATACGAGTTAACTATCTGAAGGCTGAAGTGCTTGTTCTAATAAAGCACTACAATGGTCCCAATTCACCACTTTTAAAAAATTCTTAATATATTTTTCTCTATCAGGGCCATACTTTTTATAATAAGCGTGCTCCCATACATCAATACCAAGAATACAATCACCCATACCATACATTAATGGATTATCTTGATTGTCAGTTTGTATAATTTTAAGTTTATTATTTTTTAAAACTAACCATACCCAACCTGACCCGAAATGGGTTTTAGAATTTTCTATAAATTTTTCATAGAAATTTTCAACTGATTTAAAATCTTTTTCAATATGTTCTTTAATTTTACCTCTTATTGAATGCTTATCAGGAGTCATCATTGACCACCAAATTTGATGATTAAAAGCACCGCCTGCATTATTTTTAACTGCATCTTTTCTTTTACCTGCAACTTTTATTAATTTATCTAATGGTGTTTTAGTTGATGTAACTGCATCATTTAATTTTTTAATATAACCTTTATAATGTTTATTAAAATGAAGTTTCATTGTTTCTTCATCTATATGCGGTTCTAATGCATCAAATTTATAAGGTAATTTTACTGGTTTATAACCTCCTACTTGCTCTAAAATTAAGTTTGATAATTCACTATAGTTCATTTTATTATATTTAGATCCTTTTTAGCTTTATTGTTAAGTTTTATTTTATTAATATCTTTTACGTTAATAAATTTAAAACCAATATGTTCATCACTTAATTTTACTATATTAGTCTTTAACTTACAACTATAAATTATTCTATTAGGAATACTTTTTAAAATTTTCAAATTTGATATTTTTATACCGGTTTCTTCAAAAAATTCTCTTTTTGCTCCATCTAAATAAGATTCACCTTTTTCTACATGACCACCTGGAACTTCAAAAGTATTATCTTTATTCTTTAATAATAATATTTTGCCTCTATAGAAAGCTATAGTTTTTGCAGATAGATTAGAATCCTTTTTTGGACGATTATTAGCAAACTCTTTAAATAAAGATATTCTCATATAAATATTTATTTAACAAAAAATAAAATAAAATGATATGTTTGGACTTATTACAATGCTACTCACAACTCTCGGCGCAACGGGTATGGGTTCTATGCTTAAAATTGTTGGCGGTGTTTTCTCAGGGATGTCAGATGCTAAAGAGATGTCTGCAAGAAGAGAACTTATTAGGGATATGCAACTTAAAGGAGCTAATCTTGAATTTCAAAAAACGGTCTTTGGTGAAGTCAATGCAGATACTTCTGCTTTCACTAGGGGTACTCGCAGGCTCATCGCTCTTATCGGGATGTGCAACTTCGCAGTTATTTCAATTCTCTGCACCCTCTACCCTGGAGTCGAACTCATCACTTTCACCCCACCAGAAAACAAAGAAGCAATTAAAATCCTCTGGGGACTCATCACCTTCCCAAGTGGAGCAGATATTACCACGGCAATTACAACAGGACACATTTCTCTTGTATCAATCGCCACTCTGGGCGCGATAGTTGGATTTTACTTCACACCTGGTGGTAAGAGATAATTACTTGCTTGTAGCTCTGTAAACCTTATCCCAATCTTCACCTGGATCATTATCTTTTAATTCCATAACTCTTTCTCTCATTACGTTATAATAAAAGTCAATAGGAGATTTTTTTAATAATATTTCATCTAATAAGATAATAGCTTTCATCCAATCTCTATTCTTATAATGCTTAAGAAATGATTCATGTTTTATATAATTAAAAGGTTCATCTAATACGGTATATATTTGTATACCTTCTTTCTTTCCTTTAACAGCTATTTTATCTAATTCTATAAATTTAAACTTATCTTCAATGTGTCTTATAGTTTCTCTACCTAATAATATTTTTACCCCATAAGATTTAGTTTGACCTTCCAATCTAGCAGCTAAATTAACTCCATCTCCTAAACATGTATAATCGAATCTTTGATCAGATCCCATGTTACCTACAACAACATTACCAGTATTAATACCTATACCAATTGCAAGTTCCTTTTTACCTTCTTTTTTAAGTTCCTCATTTAGTTCATCTAATTTTTTAAACATCTCTAAGGAAGTTTCAATAGATCTAACTCTATGTGAAATTCTATCACCTTCAATAGGTGCGTTCCAGAAAGCCATTAAAGCATCTCCTATATATTTGTCAATTGTCCCGCCAGATTCCATAACTAAATACGTCATCGGGGTAAGATATCTGTTAATCAGATTGGTTAAATCTTGTGGATTATCTTTAAATTGTTCACTAATTGTGGTAAATCCTCTTATATCTGAAAATAATATTGAAAGTTCCTGTGTTTCTCCGCCTAATTTAAGCATTTCTGGATTTTTTTGTAGCTTTTTAACTATTTCAGGAGCTAAATAGTGTTCAAATTGTTTTTTAATCTGCATTTTTCCTTTATATTCATGGATAAATCTTAAGAATATAGCAATTGTAAATACTATAAATGAACTATACACTGGGTAGGTAAAATCTATCAATAAATTATGTTTAATAAAGAGATCAAAGCCTAAAATAGGTAAAGATAACACTACTAAACTTATAAGTACCCCATTTACCACCCATAGAAAGTTAAGAGCACATAGCGTTAACAATAAACTAAGAGCTAACGTAAAAGCTATTTCATATAACGTAGATTCAACAGGTCTTATTAACGCATTATCATGTGCTAAAGTTTCAATTACTTGCATATTAAGCTCATGACCATTGCTAATTGATATAGGAGTTGCTACTGAGTTAGATAAACCTTCTGCAGTTAAAGCTATAACGGTAATTCTATTTTCAACACTTGACCAATCATCACTTACAACTGAAATTTTATCAAATTTTGTATCAAAATTAATCCAAATACGTGCATTTTCATCAGTCTTGTATGTACCTGCATTTTTTAAACGTATAGCGTTAACACCAGCATGGTCTGTTTTAACTTGATATGATTCATCCCCAACTAATACTCTTAAAACTTCAAGAGGTAAAGTAGGATAAACTTCTCCTTTAACTTGTATCATTAAAGGCATACGTCTAACTACACCATCTAACTCTGGAGCTGTAACAGTCATACCTACTCCTTTAGCAAATAAACGTACATCTTCGATAGGACCAATACCATTAGGATAATCATATAACCAATCTGTTAATTCTACTGAACCTATAGCAGTTATTTTTTGCGATACTAACTCACCCTTACCTTGTATTGACGCTGACTGTGCAGTAACTACTGGTAAAGCAAATAAAGTTGTTCTAAAAGTATCATCTCCTCCTAGTCTATCTTCTTCAGCAAATAAAATTGGTACCACAACAAGAGCTGCTCCATTCATATAAGCTTTTTCAATATAACTTGATAAAATATCTCGTTTCCAAGGCCATTGCCCATGTTTTTCAAGACTTGCTTCATCTAATTCTACTATAGTAAATAATTCAGACTGTCTAATATTTTGAGTTTTTTGATAATAGTCTAAACCTTTCAGTCTTAAAATTTCTACTGGGTATGGATCATATATTCTTAATGCTGAAAACAATACTGCAACTAATGCACAGTATAAGAAAGGTTTAAATTTGTTAAGTTTCATTGTTGATTAATATTTATAATTACTTGTCCACCGTTGTTATGATCGCCAGATATAAACGTACCTTGATTTTCATAATTAACTGAAACAGATGAAGTTGGGTCAAAAGATATACTAACTTTATTTTGATTTTCTTCAGCTATAAAATATATTCTATTATCTATTTCAGTAAAGATTGATTTTGCTTCTTGTTCAGATACTATTATTTTTTCAAAAGCAATTATTTCTTGTTCTCTTTCGATTAATTCTTCCTCGTTTATACCTTCTTCAACATCAGTTTGATCCTCTTCTGGTTCGGGTTCTGGCTCAGGCTCTGCTTCTGGTTCAGCTTCTTTTTTATCACCATCTTCTTTTTTATCATTATTATCTTCCTTTGAATCATCACCTTCATCTTCTTCTGCCTCTTCTTCAGCTTCTTCATCCGCTTCTTTATCTTCCTTTTCTTTTTGTTCTTGCTTTTTAAATTTAGATATATTTGTACGAGATAGAACAACTGGAGGAGTAGGTGGTGAAATCATACTTGTAACAACTGTATTTTCAAATGGTATAGTTAAAAGTACACTACCAGATATATTACTAACTTCAATTTTACCTGTATATTCATTACCAAAACTATCTAAAGAAGGTAGTAAAGTAAATGAACTTTTACCGGATTCTGATACAGTTATATTGAAATCAGTACCTCTAACTGAAACTGAAGCAGTTGGTGTACTTATTTTTATATTTTCTTTATTAGCTATTAAACCTGACGTATATCTAATATTACCTAATGATGCTTTTAAATTTAATTTACCTTTTTTTGTATTAGGTTCATATACGAAATCATCAATTACTAATTCACTATATTCTTTTATTTTTACTTTCGTGTTATCTTCAAACACTAAATGAACGACGCCATTGAGTGTCTCAATAACGTCGTCCATATTTATTAAAGTACCTTTTTCAGTTAATATTTTATCATTACTTCTTATAATTTGTGCTGGTTGTGATTGGTAACTTACTTTACCAACTGAACCAAAACAAACATTAACTATTAAAAAATTAAGGGTTAGTACCGTTACCCAAGTATATAACTGAGTTACTTGGATTAAGCGGTGGTGAAATATCTGCTGTATTATAGAATCCATCTGATTGAATTATTGCGAATGAAGTATCACTACCAACGTGCGTTAATTCAAGAACTTGTGAATTAAGACCAGCTTGGTGTATATCTAATTGATTATTACTACCAGCAATATCAACTATTTGTGTATGTCCTATACCTCCAGGATTACCTTCTTGTACTGATGCTACACTATTAAAACCACCAAAAACATTATAGTCGATTTTAGAAAATGATGTATCATTTAAACTAAAATCAATTTGATTATTTGTGCCGTATACATTTAAATCAAAATCTTGATTATTAATTAAAGCTGTATTACCATCTATATAACCTTCAATTTTAAGTAAATTACTATCACCTACTACAGCAATATCTAAATCATTTTTATCACCATTAAAGTAAATATCGAAAGCATTATTGTTACCTTCAGTATATATGTCAACTAATGTTTCATCTCCTTCAGAGTCCCAAATAATACTATTTGTATTACCTAATTGTATGATAGTAAAGATGTTACTATCACCGTTAATATATGCAAAATTATCTCCCGAGCCGATAGAATTGTCATCTCCTATTTGTGTTATATCATAGGTACCAGTGTTACCTACTTGATCAATGTAAATTTCATTATCTGCATAGAGTAATGAACTGAATAATAATGTAAGAAGTGTAATGTATTTCATATAATTATTTATCAATTTTTATAAGATAATTGTCATTATCTAAAAGATTTACATCATTACTAACTTTATGGTTCTTATCTTCATCTAACTCCCATATACCTTTTTCATCTCCTTTATGAATTAAATCTATTATAGCTGCGGCTATAGCACATCTTACTGCTATAGAATTACGTTCATTATTAGTTACACCAAATTCTCCTTCCATTAATTCAGGTTCAGTATCTAAATCAATATACTTAAAATATGTATTAGCTGATCCTATGCTTAATATAGTTTTTGATACAGTAGATGATAATAATACTTCACCTGTTTGAGAACTAACCATACGAAGAGAAATAGTTACTACATCTTTTCTGTATTGTTTGCCAGCTCCTACTCCTTTAAAGAACAATCCTACCCCACCAGTAACATAATTACTTTCAAAAGATATTATACCACCTTCTACTATTAAACCTGCATATAACATTGGTTGTATATCAGGAAGATTTTTATCATCAAAACTTTGTCTTGTATTTTTTATTAAATTTCTTTCAGTTAAAACGTTTTGTAAACCCTCTCTTTCTAAAACTTTAAACCATTCACCATTTCCAGCATTTAATAATTCTTCTACCAACCACGCATAACCTCCTTGTGTTACTGATGACGAAAAACTTGCAAAAGCATCTCCTTCTTTTCGTTGTCCTGTAAGATCTTTGAATGAATACGGTGCTACAAAAACGTGACCTTTTTTAAGTTTAGGATATTCATAATTTTGCCATATAAATTTATTATTTTCAATTGAATATCTTTTTATATTATCATTTTGTGGTAAGTTTCTGACTGGCATTGTAGCACAACCAGAAAAGAATATAATAGATAAAAGTAATAAAATTTTCATATTATGGTGTGGGTATATATAATGAACCTACAGGTATTGTAATTGTTGTCATACCCCCTGTTAAAGTATCGTAAACGTCTAAAATAATATTATCTGAATTTTGGGTCCAAGTAATAGTACTATCCTCTAAAGTAAATGAACCGGTGGCTCCTGATTCTGAAAATAATTGCTCTGTAATAGATTTAGTTAATTCTGAATAAATTCTAGATTGTAAATTTGTCATAAAAACATTTACTGGCTCTCTAGATTCTGCTAATGTTAACTGTAATGCTAATGCTTCTGCCTCTTCAACTAAATTTGTTTTTCTAGTGAAAGATATATTTTCAATATTTAAAATATGGCTTGAATAGCCTATACCATTAAATGTTGGAGATTTAAATTGAAATTTTAATTCACTTGATATCAATGCTATAGGTAAAATTAAAAAAAGAAATATCTTTTTCATAGAAAATTATTTATAGACTATTTAATTTTTTTCAATAGCTCTTCTTCTTTACGCTTATATTCATTTTCAAGAATTTCTCTTCTTTCTTTCTCTTGTAAAATCATTTTAAGTTTAATGTTAAGACGTATCATATCATTATCTAACATTCTAACTTTATCTATTAAACCAATAAGAGTTTTTTTAGATTGACTGATAGTTGGAGAGACATCTTTAGTTACCCATTGCCAAACGTAAAATACAAAATAACCTAAACCAATAGCAGCAATTATTGGAAATCCAAAATCATTAACTATTTTAGCAAAGTGATCTATTGTTGCATCATTCATAATTAATCCTTTCTTGCATCTTCTTTACCTTCTGAAGCTGCTATTCTATCTAAATTTGGCTCAACATTAAATGCATGTGATATAAGCGTATCAATTTTTACTATCTCGTTAGTCATTACATCTACTCTATTCTGTAAACTACCTATCATACCTCCAAGACCTGCTACCGAACCTTTAACCCCTTCCAATATAAATTTAAGAATAATAAAAATAAACAACCCACCAATTAATGCCCCTGCAATTGGAAAACCTACTTCGGTCATAAATCTAATAAAACTACTCATATAATTATTTAATAGATACGTAGTTGAATAATGTTTTCGGTAGTTTAAATAATATAATATTATGGAACAGCTTATATTACATTTAACAGGAGATTATCTGTTACAAAGTGATTGGATGGCACTTAATAAAATTAAGAATAGTAGAGCTGCAGCAACGCATGCTTTAGTTTATTCATTACCATTCTTATTATTACAGCCTTCATGGACTGCTTGGTTTGTAATATTTTTTACGCATTTCTTAATTGATAGATTTGCATTAGCAAAATATATTGCTTTTGCTAAAACAAAGATAGCTCCATGTAATTGGTGGCCTTCATGGAAAGATTGTTCAGTTAATGGTTATAATAAAGATATACCAGTTTGGTTATCTACTTGGTTATTGATTATTTCTGATAATACTTTACATTTGATAATTAATTACCTTGCTTTAAAATATCTATAAAAAAAGCTCTATAATAATATAGAGCTTTTGAAAGTTAATAAAGTTTTAAATTACTTTTTTGTTTTAACAGGTGTTTTTCTACCTCTTTTAGTCACTGGTTTCTTTTGTTTAACTTTAAGCTCTTTTAATTCAGCTTCTGCTTTAGCTGCTAATTCTTTAGCTTCTTCAACAATTTTATTAACTTCGTCTAAATTTTTTCTCGCTACGAGAGCGCCGACGACGAAACCGGCAACAAATATGAATATATAACCTATCATAGTAATTACTTATTCTTCTTATCTTTAGTTTTCCAGAAGTATTCATCTGTATCACCTAATCTATATTCAAAACCATTCTCAACTTGATAAAACTCTGTACTAACCATAAAGTCAGGAGTCAAAGGAGTTTGTGGAGTTAAAGAGTTATCATACACTCTCATTCTATTATTAGGATATAATGCATATTGACCATTTTCTAATTCAATAACATTAAATGATTTATGTTCAGCAGGTACTTCAGCTGTAGAATAATCTGGTTGATCAGTATTAACGTGATAATTATCTAAAGTAAACATATATGTACCTTTTACAATATCATGCGTTCTTGTAAATACCTCAAAATCCATACTACCAATAAATTGTTTATATAAACACGTTACGCCATAATCCATACAATTCCAAAATTGCAAATTTGGTAAATCGTAATCAGGTTTAGGTGTTTCAGGCGAAGAAACAAAAGCAGTAATTGGTAGTTTATCAAAAACTGCCCCATATTCAGGTAAAAAGGTTTCAAAGTAAAAAGCTCTACCAGGAATGCTTTTAGCAGTTACCCAATGACCTTCAACGAATTCACCGTGACCATCTTTTCCATCTCTAAGATATTCTTTTCTAACGTACACTTTCGTGTTTGGTAAGTTACATATTAATTGACTCATAAATTATACTTTTAATGCCATATCCCAGATGACTAATTGTAAACGTGGGCTGAATTTTAAACTATGCTTTTTACACATATCAGCTACCATAGATGATTTTGCTGTATGTTCTTCTCTACTACCAGCACAAGGCATTAACCAAACGTTTTCTCTATTACATATACCGTTATCAATATATTTTTCAAATAATTCTTTCTCATCATCTTCACTATTAATAACAAATTTAAAACATTCACCTCTTTTATTATGATGAGCTATAACATCAGGTTTATATCTTCTCTTCTCTGGATCACCATTATTACTCATTTTAGGAGATAAAGTAAATGTAGCATTATATTCAGTATACCATTCTTCTTTAGGCATAATAGTACTATTAGATTCAAAATCAATACGAGGTTTAAATCCAAACCTTTCTACAAAAGTTTCTAACCATTCAAGTAATCTTTTTTGTTGTAATAAAGGTTCACCACCAGTTATTTTTAATATAGCACCTCTTTTTAATTCTTCATCAAACCCATTATTTGCATAAAAATTATTAAGTTCATCAAATGTATATCGATTTTTAACTGACCATGATACAAATGAATCGCAACCATGAGGTGAGTCCGGAGAGGCAAAACCTTGACACGTTAAATTACACATTGCCATTCTCATAAAAACAGATGGCCAACCGATATATTTACCTTCACCTTCTACGGTATAAAATACATGATCGTCACTTAAAGATAAAACATTATTCATAACTTAATTATAATATAGTTCCTTATTAATATCAACATTTAGTATTATATTTATTGTTTTTTATAATTTTTTTCCACGTTAATTCTAACTATTCTTTTTATATAAATATTATTAATGACAGTTAAAAAACGTTCTGCACGTCGGGTAAATGAGAAGGAAATTCTTGATTTACATAACATATCAAAAGATGATTGGGAATTAGATTTCCATATTAAAAAACCATTTAAGCTGAATAATTTACAGCAAGAATTTTTTGATACTATTATTAATGATCAAACTCAAATGTCGTTTGTTGATGGTCCAGCTGGTAGCGCTAAAACTTATATAGGTGTATTAGCTGCTCTCAGACTTCTAAGTGAAAGAAAGATAAAAAATATAGTATACATTAGATCAATAGTTGAAAGTGCTAATCGTTCTATGGGTGCTCTCCCTGGAGAAATAGAAGAAAAATTTAAACCATGGTCAGCTCCGTTAATAGATAAATTAGAAGAAATAATTGATCCGGGAGCTCAATCTACGTTAATGTCTAAAGGTTATATAAAATGTATACCTGTTAATTTTACTAGAGGTTTAACGTTTAGAGAAAGTGTTGTTATAGTAGATGAAGCTCAAAATATGACTAAAGATGAATTAACTACAGTACTTACTAGATTCGGTGAAGGTAGTAAATATATTATAGTAGGAGATTCTTTGCAAAGTGATATTAACGGTAAGTCAGGGTTTAATAAAATACAAGAAGTATTTGATTCTGATGAATGTAGAGAAAACGGTATATTTGCTTATAAATTTACCGATGATGATGTTGTAAGAAGTAAAATTTTAAAATATATTGTTGCTAGATTAGCCCATATCTCTTAATTCTCTAAGAGCATCTTCAAAGCTAATAGGTCTTACTTCAGGACCTTTATCAACTTGTTGTACTTCTTCTTTTGGTAGTTCATTATATAATAATTCTGCCATCTGTTGAGTTACATCATTTTCTAATTTTACTAACTTTGGATCTCTTTCACGGGAAACAGGCATACCACTAGATATACCTGTTTGAATTATAGGTGATTTATTTATATTATTTTGATATACATCTTCTAACCCCATGATGTCCCTTCAAATGGATTACCCATACCTTTTGTTACTTTATTTTTTAAAGGAGAAGCATATTCTTTCTTTTCTTCAACAGGTGGTTGTACTGGCTCTTCTTCTTTATTTTCTAAATTTAACTCTTCTTGATTAGGATCTTTAGGATGGGTAGGTAATGTTTTTGCAATTTCAGGATCGACATTGTAATCTAAACCTTCTCTAGGAATATAATGCGTTTTATAAACTTTAGCATCATTTTCATAGATGGCACTATTACCTTCATGCTCCCAAACTTCTACCTTAACAACTTCTACTCTATCTTTTGTAGTAGATCTAACATAATTATTAACTGCACCGAATACCCATTCAGCAGTCTTTTCAATACCAACTGCTTCCATAATGCGTAAATCAATCATAGCTTTACTATCTAAATCTTTAAATGTCTCTAACTCTGGATCATCTTCAGCAACGCAAGTTGTATGATCAAATTGTTTTTCTAATAATTTTTTAATCTCTTTACAACCACCGAAATCATATACCCAATTATTATCATCAAGTTCGTTTGTTGTAAACCATAACTTACATTGCAATCTATAACCATGTATTAATCTGCAATGACTCTGAGCCTTCCATTGACGAAAAGCTGTACTACCCATAGGAATTATTTTAGTTGATACGTATCTCATATCTAATTATAAGATATTTAATCCAATAGTCAACTAGTTGGTGGGAAGAGGAACTCGCATATAATATAATAAATTATATATTAAGCTTGATCTGTAGTATCGTCTAAGTTTTGAGAAGTATATTTTGGTTTAACCTTTGCTTTCTTAATTTTACTAGCTAGAATCTTTTTAGCTTCATCACCTATTTCTTCAGTAGATTTTAATTTTCTTTTTGCTTCAGCTTTTTTTCTTTTAGGAGATTTTATTACTGGTTCTTTTTTTGATTCACCGTTATCTAATGGTAATTTTGTTTGCTTATCACTTAATTGTTTTATTGTAGCAAAATAATCATCTATACTATCAATAACGAAATCTTTTCTTCTATCTAAAACAGTTTTAGGTAGTACTTTAAATAGTATATCTTCTGCAAATTTTCTTGCATCTTTTAATTCAATATCTAAATCATTACTATCAATTTTACCGGCATTAATTTCATCAATACTATATTGACCTTCAATAGCTTGTTGCAAAGATGTTTTAGCTATAGCTTTTCCGAATATTTTATAGTAATTATTTTTAATATCAGTTTTAAGAACTTGAAAGCCAGCAGGGTTAAGATTTAATATTGCAAATCTCTTCAACGCTTCAGTATCATCGCCAGCAAAATATTCAATATTATCTTTAAAATCAGTATATATTCGATTATTACCAATTCTTTTTAAAAGAGTGGTTGATAAAAAATCAGGTACTAAAGCTAGAACCTTATCTTTGGTTAATTTTTCTTCTTTTTCTTCCCCTGCTTTAGCTTTTTCTGCTTGTGTTATTTGTTGTTGTATTTTATTATGATAGTCTTTATCAGCATCTGATAGGTCATTAAACTTACCTTTCGCTCCCATATCAACAGCGTTTTTAAATCTACCATCTCGAGCATATACCTTCTTAAATTCTTCTGATGCATTTCTTAACATATTTTGAAGCATATCTTGAGCTTCTCCATCTGATAAATCTCCTTTTTGTAGCTTAGCAAATAACCTTGCATTTTCTAATTCAGCTTTTCTTGCAGCAGCTTCTGCAGATCTTGCTTCTGCAGATCTCATTTTAAAACCTCTTGTACCAGGTATAGATCTTGCAACAGCACCTATACCTTTACCAATAGACCCTAATAAATTACTACTACCGGTAGATGGGCTTTTAGAAGTTACAACCTCATCAAGTTGTTTCTTAAAGTTACCGCTTTCATATATCTTTTGAATCTTTTGATTTTCAGTAATACCAAAAGCTTTTTCAACTTTCTCAAATAAATCTTTATCTTCCATATTGAAATATTTAATCTATATGCTATAATAGTTATATGTCAGATAAAGTAAATAGTTATGAATGGTTAGGTGAAGACGATGAGCTCACCGGAGAAAAAGATATTATTGCAAAAGAAATAATGGGAGAAGAATATAGTAAGAGTTACTTCCCTCCTATTAGAGTATATGATAATAACGTAAAAGCAGATAAGAAGTATATTTCTTCATTACCTGATTTGCAGAATGGTCCTTCTAGTTTAATTCAAGGAGCTCCAGTACCTATCCAACAAGTAGGTATACATAATTTTAAATTACCTTTAACTTATAAAAAGAGAGATGGTAAAACTATTGAGTTAGAGACTAGCGTTACTGGCAGCGTTAGTCTCGAGGCTCATAAGAAAGGTATTAATATGTCTCGTATTATGAGAAGCTTTTATGATCATAAAGATGAGACGTTTAGTATTAATAAGATTAAAGATGTATTAGAAACATATAAAAATAATCTTAAGAGTTTTGATTCACGTATTATGCTTAAGATATCTTATCCGATTAAGCAGAAGAGTTTACGTAGCGGTTTAGAAGGTTTTCAGTATTATGATGTAGTATTTGAAGGTGATCTTACTAAAGATGGAGAGTTTAAAAAGTATATTCATTTCGATTTTGTATATTCATCTGCATGTCCTTGTAGTTTTGAATTAAGTGAGCATGCTGAAAAATATCGTAACCGTGCTACTGTACCTCATAGTCAACGTAGTGTTGCAAGAGTAAGTGTACGTTTTGATGATATGTTATGGGTAGAAGATCTTCAGGAGTTATGTCTTGCAGCTTTACAGACTGAAACGCAAGTTATGGTTAAGAGAGAAGATGAGCAAGCATTTGCTGAAATGAATGGTTCATTTTTAAAATTCGTAGAAGATGCAGTAAGATTATTATATGAAAAATTAGCTAATGAATCTCGTATTAAAGATTTTAAGATTGTAGCTTCTCATAATGAAAGTCTTCATAGTCATAATGCAGTATCAGTTATCGTTAAAGGTGTAGAAGGAGGCTTCTCAGCAGGTGTTGCTAGAGATGTATTTGAAACTACTGGACTTAGATAATAGATGAAATCACCTCTCGATGATATGTGGCAATTTAACTATCTTTGGGAAAAAATGCAAAAGCGTATAGATGATTTAGAAAATAAAGTAAAACGATTAGAGCATTTTAAAAAAGAACAAATAGAAAAAGAATATAGACAAGATAATGGTAGAAAAAATTAAAAATTTCTGGATTGAAAGTTATATATCTAATAAGAAAGCATTTTATTTAGAAATTATAAGTTTCTTTTGCGCGGTTACAGCTTCATTTTATCTTGCGTTAACTGCACAAAATCCTAATATGACTTTAGTTTATCCTATATTTTTTATAGCTGCATTTTGTTCATCAATAGCTCACTATAAACGTAAAGTAGCTTTTCCATTATTACTGACAATGTATTTCTGTGTAGTAAATGTATTCGGTTTCGGTAGATCAATTGATATTTGGTAGGAACAATAATATAATAAAAGTATGAACATATTTTGTACTAATGATGATCCTATTTTATCTGCAAATGATCTATGTGACCAACATGTAAGATCTAAAATGCAAATTGAAGGAGCAATTATGTTAGCTCATGCATTTGATCAAGAAGTATTGAATCATAAAGATTGTCCTAGAACAAAATTAGGTAAACCTCGTAAAAGTGGTAAAGGTTATTATAATCATCAATGTAGTATATGGGCTAGAGAAACAAGAGATAATTTTTTATGGTTAGTATTTCATACATTAAGAATGTTTCACGAAAGAAATTTAAGATGGCCTGATAGCAATCCACATCATACTCAAGCTTTTATTGAATGGTGCGGTGCTAATATGCATAATACTAGTATATCTACGCTAAAAAAAGGTAGAACTCCTTTTGCTATAGCTATTAGTGATAATTGTGAATGTCGTAAAAGTAGTAGTTTTAATAGTTTAACTACTATAGAACAATATAGAGAATATATTAGGAAAGATAAACCTTTTGCTACTTGGACTAATAGAAAAAATCCAAGTTGGTATTAATCTAAGTTACCTTCTGCACTTACATCAATAAGACCACCTAGCTGTTCTATAAAATCTTTACCAACTAAGATTTTGTATTCATTCTCTTCTCTATCACCTATTGAGAATTTAGTTTTAGGATAAACATTATCACCTATTTCAATATCAAATTCTACTACTGGTCTTTCTTCTATATTACCTGAACCGACATTTATATCTATTTTTTCTAATAAATCTTTAGTAATTTTTTTATCATTAACAGTAAAAAAAGTTACTTTATTATCGTGCTCTACTATATTAAAACCATGTAAGACATTATAAGCCCCGTTACCGCTATCTATTTTAGCTTCAACGGGGCCTAATTCTTTAAAAGTTATAGTTTCAATTAAACCTAATGGTTTATTTGATTCAAAGAAATTTTTAAATGATATCACACAATTATTTATGCTTACTAAGCATTCTTCTTGTCTTGAATTTCTTTTCTAATAACTTTCGTTAATTTAGCAATTTCAAGTAAAGCTTTACGAGCTCGTGTACCTGCTGCTGCATTGCGTTTTTCGTTAAATTTAGTCAAATTTTCTGTAAATTGACCGAATTGTTCGTTTAGTGATTCAATATTCTGTTCCATAATAAACTATTTACTATAAAAAATTACTTTTTCCAGCTTACTCTCTTCGAACTTTTCTTTTTATACATTTTACCTTTTATTTTATTACATTCTGCTTTAGTAGGTCTACATGCAGGGTATGAACCACCAGATTTTTTACTTTTACGTCCGCAAGGACCTCCAGTTTTACAATTAATCCAACCGCTAAATTTTTTACCAGTTTTAGGATCTGTACCTCCCCTTTTAAACCATTGACGTAAACTATCGCTAGCTTCATTTAAATAAAAATTAGCTAATTCGTCAAATTTCACGCTAATCCTTTTGCTTCTTTTGATGCGTGTAATTTATCACCAGCTTTTTTAGCAGCTTTATAAGCCTTAGAACCTTTTCTAGCTGATTTTTTACCAGATTTTTTCTTTTTGTTTATATTAGCCCATAAACTTTCTAAAATTGTATCAAATTTATTCATTTTTTCTTCCAAATTTTACCTTTACGGCATCTTACTATTGCACCAGATTTATATGCTGAAGTTTTTTTACCATATACGCTATCAGCTTTTCTTTTACAACGATCTTCAGCGTCCTCTTGTTTTACACCTTTATCTCGTAATATTTTATCGAATATATTTGATAAAGTGTTTTTAACACCTGGTGATAATTGATCTGCTACGTTTTTATTTTTATTTTTTAACATAGCAGGGTAATCTTTTTTAAATAAATTTTCATTTGATTCGCTGTCTTCAGAATCATGTTTATAATGACCGCTCATTTTAGATTTTCTTAAATGATCTTTTAATGCTTCAACTTTAAGCATTCTATTTAACTTAAGTTTAAGCATATCTACATACCTATTACCACCGTACATTTTAACTCTTTCCGGATCTGGGTTTTGAATCATTTTTTTAAGATCTTCGATAGCCTTATTAGATGATTCAGTAAAAAATTTAAAAGATTCTGTCATATTATTATTTATTATTTTTTCTTTCCACCCTTCATGTTAGCACACCAATGATACATTTTACCTTTCTCGCCTCCATATTTTTTAGCTTTTTTTCTAAGTTCAGTTACAGAACCTTTACAACTAGCACCGGATTTTTTTACTCTACCAGGTCTGCTTTTGCCTTTTATCTTTTTATCAGCATAATTTTCGTGAAATGTTTTAAAATTTATCATTTTTTCTTCAATCTTTGTGTTTTTTTCTTACTAGCTTCTTTTCTCTTACTAATATATTTAAAAGCAGCTGTTAATCTTTTCTTTTTAATAGGGTCTTTTACTCTACCCTTTGCAGCTCTAACTCTTTGATGTATTAAATTTATAATTTGTGATTGCCTTGCATGGGATTTAGATTTAAAAGTTTTTTTAGTTAATGTATCTCTGATATCAGATGTCGTACTAAATTTTACTTTAACAGTATCTTTAGGATTTTCATCAGTATAAAGTCTTCTACTTGAACCTTTAGGTTTTTTACCTGTACCTTTCTTAGGATCTGCTTCTAATAGAATTTTTTCTACTAAAGTATCAAATTTTCTTACCATTTTCTGCATGACCAATATCTTGCCATAGTTTTAGGACCTGGATTATCACAATTATGCCTAGCTCTAAATGATTTACGAGCTTTAGGGTTACTTTTACGTATTTTCATTGTCTTTTCTCCACGTTTTTTTGCTGATGTACCGCCATGACCGAAGTTAACCTTCTTAACATTACCTGTTTTAGGATTTTTTACATAAACTTTAAATTTCTTAACGTCACCTCTCATTGGTTTATTTAATTTTACTTTACGACCTCTATATTCAGCATCTTCAGATGATGCCATAACTGGCCCATATTCATTTAAAAGTTCTATTACTAAATTATTAAACTGCATAATTATATTTATTTAATTAAATAATAGTATGGATAAAGAAACTAATTTGATTTTTGAAAAATACAAACAAGTAAATGAAGCTTTAGGGTTAGGTCCTAATACACCTTCTATGATTCATATAAAAGTTGGTGAAACTAAAGCTTTGAGACCAAAAACTCAACCACCAACTGAAGATGAAATGGTTTTTATTCAAGCAGGTGATAAAGAAGAGGATTCAGATTGCGGTTGCGGAGGAGAATCTGAAGATGATTGCGGTTGCGATAGTAAAGAAGGTAAAACAATTTACGATGGTGAATTAGATATGGCTAGATTAGAATTATTAAAAGCTAATGAATACGCTGCAAAACTTTTTCATCATATAGGTAATCACCCTGATAGTGATTATTTAGAAGGCTGGGTTGCAAGTAAAATAACTAAAGCAGCTGATTATCTATCTTCTGTTTATCATTATCTAGATTATGAAGATAATTTTGCTACTAGAGAACCTTGTTATAGCGATGAGGAAGAAAATGAAGACGAAGATCTAGAAATAGACGATGATGAAATGACTAAAACAGCTCGCGAGTCTGGTTTTGGTGCTTAAATTAACTTATTATCAAAAATACGTTTAATTTCTTCATCAAATGAACCGTAAAGATCAGTAATTAAGTTTCTTCTTAGTGTATCATCACCTGATTTATAAAGATATCTAATTTCTGAAGCACTTCTTATATCTTTATCTAATATATCAAAATCCATAGTAGGTAATGTTACGATATATCCATGTTTATCTAAAGTTTCAGACTTATCTAAATTTTCAAAAGGTTGGAAGTAACTAGGAGTACCATTTTTCTTAGTCCCGAACTTAAATCTCGGTTTATCACCTTCCATATCTTTAGCTGATACTGCAAAAATAAGAATTGTATTATCTGCAGTGTAATCTTGAACGATTTCTTTAGCTAAATATGGATTTACTACTTTTTTAACAAAATTAGGGTCAATTCCAGAACTTTGTATCATTTGAACTTTTTCATCGTAAGTAAATGGTGATCTTTCTGGATCAGTCTTTTCAGAAGTTGATATAAAAACGTCACCATTAGGAAATTCCTGTTTTAGTTTATTATAAACTGAAGCATGACCTTTATGAAAAGGGTGAAATCTACCAGGATATATAACTAATATTTTTTTAGTAACGTTATCATTAAATTCTTTTAAAAAATTATACATTTCACCAAAGGTATCTATAGAATGTCTTAATCTGGTACCTTCCCCAGTGTTAAATACTGGAGGGTTATTAATATAATTTTCTTCATCACTTGGTTTACCTGCTAAAAAATTAGCTCTACTAAATTCTAACCTATCTACTAATTTTATTGCATTACCATCTCTATCAATTGCTACATACCCTTCAGGAGAGGTTACTTTTAATGTACCATCACCGTTATCTATAAAATGTTTAGTAGTATATACAGCATTATTATATTTGTTTATAAAAATTTGTTTAGCATCAGAAAGTAACTTACTTACTTTAAAGAGATTAATAATATTATCTTTATCTCTTTTTATTTCATTTAATTTTTTAGTATATAGTAATTTAACCTTTGATTTACCAGTATCACTTTTTCTTTTAGCAATTTCTCTTTCCATTCTACCTAAAAACCAATTTATAAAGCTATTATAAGAATCTTCAGGGTCTTTTAAGTATTCCCCTTCTTTAATTTCTACATTAGTGTAGATGTTTATAAGATCTAAAGGTAAGTCATTATAATCTACGTTTATACCATCTACAACATTTAAAATACCTTTTATTTGCTCTGACTCATCTTTAGTTAAAGTAACTACACCAGTATCATCTTTAAAATAAGCATCATCAACCCAAATATCATTAACTTCATTTAAATTATCAATTTTAGCACCAAATCTAGCACCACCACCTAAATCATCATACTCAGTATGAAATATAATACCAAATTTAGATTCTTTTACCTTTTTACCTAACTCAGAATCTTCTTCAATAGCATATTTTATTGTATTTGGTTTAAAAGTTATATGAGAAGTACCATCTATATCTTCTATTCTTTTAGATGAATCATCAAACATAAAATCACCTTGTAAGATATTTTTTATACCTAATTGAGGTAAGTATTTTAATGCTTTTTTAAGTTTATCAGCTAAACCTGGTGAACTACCATGATTTAAATCAATATCACTCTCTGTATAATTAAACTTAGGGTTCATATTGAAAATAGATTTAGTACCAACAAAAAACTTACCGTTTTCAGGATTAATACCTGCAAATAATGCTGGTGCTCCGTCCCATTTAACTGTAGTACCTATTCTACCACTGTTAGTTTCAAGATGATTTAATAAATCATGTATAAATTTTCTTGCTAATGTATATCCATCTTTACCCTTTTTAAGAATAAGTTCTTCTAAATGAGTTAAATGAGTATTAGCCTTTTTCTGCTCAGTAATATATTGTTTTAATGTTTTCATCTTGATCCTACAAGGGTACAATCCCAGCCTCCACCATCAGCTCTATGACCGAAATCTAATACACCTTTTAAATTATTTATTTGAATATAAAAATCACTAATATTAGTTAAATTTTTCATATTTACAGACTGTAAAGCTAGATCATTACCAATATTATTAAAAGCTAAAAAATTATCAAACCCTTGAGCTTTTTTATATTCAAATAACTGTACAACACCACCTATATACCTTAATAGATTAACTCCAAGTTTAGCAGACTTACCTCTTAATTTACCTTTCCGTAAGAAATAATCTCTTTCTACTACTAATCTATCATATAAATTATTATTTTTAGCTAATTCTATTATTTCACCTTTAGAATCCGGTACACCGCAATAGTGAGCTATAAACTCGCATATTAATTCAAGTTGTTGATTATCATCTTTACCTTCCTCTTGTAGTTTTTCAAAATTAGTTTTTAAAGCTGCTGTCTTAAACATTCTACCACTAGGACCTTTTAATTCTACTTCTAAACCACCGGTACTTAAATCACCTTTCTTAGGTTTAATACCATCGGTTAAAAAAGCTAAAAATAATTCACCACATCCTGGTGATCCATGCGTTGGAGCTTCTGGTACTGCACACCATGCGCTGCTAAAATAATTGTTATATACATCAGAGTTATGGAAACTATTTTTTACAAAAGCTTCTAACGTAAAAAACGAACTGTTTTCACATAATCCTAAAAAATCTGATTGAGCATGCTTAAAATTTTCTTCTTTTACTTCTAAATTAGCGCTATGAGAAAAACTTTGAAAAATATTTAAATTATCATTTATATTACCACCTGCTTTATCTAATCTACCTTCAATTTCTTGTCTACCTGCTATACTATCAGTGGTACCCATCTTGACATACCTGGATAAAATATCATCATAATAGTTTTGATCTACATTAGCAAGTAGTTCATAGCTATCACCTTTTTTTGTATAAAGAGAAACGTCTTCTTTATAAATTTTATCTAAAGATCTCCAGCTCATACATCTATATCTATATCAGTTGAATATTTTTTCATGATATTGATTAATAGAGAAAGAGAACTTTTTGCATTTTTTTCATTAATGTCTCCTAAACTAGTAATTGAATCAACATCATTAGAATCGATTTGTGTTACTAAAGCTTTTTTAATCATTCTAACTAAAAGTACCTCAGATTCAGGAGATAGTTTTTCAACCTCTGGTTCAGGTTGTTCTGCTACTTCGGTATCAGTAACTGTGGTAGTATCTGTTTCCATACCAGGTAATTCAGCACCTGTTTCATCTTGTTCAAATACTTTATCAAATGCTTCTAAAAATTTTTTCATTTTATTTTATTCCCTCCGCTGCAGTTTTTATTTTACCTGCTATTTTTCTCATCATAACCCCGTAAGCTTTATTAACTTCTTTTTGAGGATCTGGACCGAAAAGTCTTTCTTTTTCTGGACCAGTTGTTAATCTTTGAGCAATACCTATTGCATCTTCTGTAGATTTATCTAAAAACTCATTTTCAGCATCTTCAATTTCATTTGTCATATTATTAATTTTATTTAAAAATGACTTAAATTTTTGAGGATCGCTAAATCTTAATCTACTTAAAATATCAGTTGCTTCTTCATTCTTTCCAGCTTTAATTAATTCGAAAACTTTAGATTCTAAATCTTCTTCATTTTCATCAGCTGCATATTGATTTTCATATACCTTTTCAGCTAATATCTTATTAGCTATGCTTGTAAACTTATCCATATTATTATTTATCTAATTAAAAGAAGTTTTGTTGATAACTTGTTGAAGTAATCTTTATTTAAAAAAGTTAATTCATATCTTTTAGTAAACTTCTTTATATTAGAAAATGTATACCTACTAATATCAATTTTGTTTATTTTAGATATCATTGAATTAATAGTAGTTTGAGCTTTACCATCATTTTTATCAATAAGAAAAGTTAGGTATCCAATTGAGAATTTACTTATGTATATTTTTACCGGTAATAATTTTTCTACCTTTCTTAAAGTATTATTAAAAAATAATAATAAATCCTTTTCTTTATAATATTTAAATATTTCACAATCATCTAACTGGGTATTATTAAAGTAAATTAAAGTTTTACTTTTTGATTTTAATACCTTTTCACATACACCTAATATTATATAATGAAAGAAAAATTTCTTAACTAAAGAGTTATTAATACTTTTATCTAACAACTTATATTCATGTAATGTATTAATTATTTCAGGTTGTATATCTTTAATAAACAAGTCATTAAAATCTACAATATTTAAATCATAATTATCTAAACATAAATCAGGCATCATTATTATCATTATAATACTGTTCCAGTAATTCTTTAGGTGGTCTACCTATTCTACAGTTTATAATACCATTATAATAATTTTCATCCAATAATACATCTTTTTCAAATTGCATCTTTGATTCATAATAAGCTAATTCAAACTTATTATTACAAAACTTTAAAATTTTAAAAACAAATTTATCTAAACCTAATGTACCCATATCTATTTTCAAGGAATCGCTACTACCAACATAGGTTTTCCAATCACTTTCTTTATAGTCAATACGTTTACGTTTTTTACCTTTAAGAGGTAAGCGTTTTATTTTACGCTTCATTTGTTTTTTACCTATATATTTTTTACCGTTAGTTATATTAACGATCTCATATATAAAGCCAAACGCTTCTTCAGGTACAGGGCCGTAAACTTTCCAGTGACCTGTATCCATTAAGATAAACCGTTGATGTAATTAGTAACTGCAGCTTGCACGTCTGAATAAGTCCAATCGCTGCCATAATTTGCATCACTTAATTCAGATAAATTTATAAAATTACCATCACTATTTAAAACAACTTGTATTTTTTTAATCCCTGGTGCATCTATTATTCTAGTTATAGATACTTCTGAGTAAGATTCAGTCACTGCAGGTTGAGTGGTAACTGTTTTTTCTGCTGATAAAGTCAATGTTAAGCTCATAATATTATTTATTTACGTTTTTTACGTTTTCTACGTTTTTTTCCTGTAACACCTTTTCTTGTTTGAACTGCTCCTAAAGCAAAAGGTCTTCTAAAATCACCTGGAGCATAAAAATCAGTATTAGATAATGTTTGAGGTTTAGAAATAGCATTAGCTCCTAATGCACCGCCTCCTACTGTATTTTCGTCTTCTTCTTTAGTTTTTTTCTTTTTATTTAAACTTTTTTTAAAAGCTTTTTCAAATAGAGTTGTTTTCTTCACGTAAGTATTTATAATTATAATGTGGATATTTTAGAAAAGTATATAAGTGAGATAGAAAAAGATTTAGAGATCAATGAATTTAATCTTAAAGATTCATCGATGAAAACTCCTGCTCGTAAACATTATTGGGTAAGTAAACTTATCAATCATAAAAAAAATCTTATTAGGTTAAAAAAGGAAAAAGATAATTTAAAGAAAAATATAACATTTCAAATTATTGAGGAAAGTCCAATCAAAGTAACAACTCCAACTGCTGAAAGAGCTGCATTGAATCATGAAAAAATGATAACTATGTCAGAAAAAATAAAAGAGGAAGAATTGGTTATTGAATTTTTAGAAAAGACTGAAAAAACTTTTAGTGCTATTGGTTTTGATATAAAAAATATTATTGAAATTATGAAAATGGAACAATTATGATTGAGTTTAAATTAGATAAAAATAAAATTAAAGTTGTAACTTCTAATTTAGATGAAATAAGAGAGTATTTTAGTGTTAATGACGATACAGCAAGATTTAGATTTAAAGGTAGAGCAAGATTTATAGTCTCGCCTAGAATATATTGTATAACACCAACAGGTTTATTTGAACCTGGAATGTTTTATGATGTTTTGACTTATATAAAAATGCAATATCCGAATGAAGATATTATAGTTGATAATGATATAACTTCTTTAGTAAAGCCAGTTCTTAAAGATGTAAAATTGTATAATAATTTAAAGTATGAATTGAGAGATTACCAACAAGAAGCTTGTAAAAATGCTATTGCATTTGGTAGAGGTATTCTTAAAATGGGTACCGGTGCTGGTAAAACTTTAACTATATGTTCTTTATTAATGAGTTTATATCTTCAAAAAAAAGAAAAGAAGGAATCATTTAAATGCTTATTAATTGTACCAGATTTAGGTCTTGTTAGTCAAACATATACTGATTTTGAGCAGTATAATGCGTTATTTAAATTTACTAAATGGACAGGAAAAAATAAACCAGATTTAACAGCAAATGTTATTATTGCTAATTTAGGTATATTACAAAGCCGTTTTATTGAAAATGATTGGTTGAAAGAAGTAGATGCTCTTGTTATAGATGAGTGTCATAAAGTTAAAAAATCAAATAAGATTAGTAAAATGGTACAGCAGATAAAAACAGCACATAAATTCGGTTTAACTGGTACGTTACCTGATAATAAACCTGATGAATGGAATATTAAAGGTAAAATAGGAAAGGTAATTTATGATAAAGATAGCTATGAACTAAGACTAGAAAAGTATCTAACTACAGTAAACGTTAGTATTATAGATTTAAAATATAATGATAAGCCTTTATACGTTTCAGGTACTAATAATTTTAAAAATGAACTTGATTTTATATATACAAATGAATTTAGAAATAATTTAATAAAAGGTATGTGTAGTAAATTTGATAATAATTCTCTTATATTAGTTAATCATTTAGCACATGGTGATGCGTTATATAATAAACTCTCAGAATGCGAAAATAAGCAAGTATTCTTTGTAAAAGGAGAAGTAGAAGTTGAGACTAGAGATGAAATTAAAAAAATAATGGAAACTAATAATAATGTTATTTGTATAGCAATGAGTTCAATTTTTAGTACAGGTATTAATATTAAAAATATACATATGATTATGTTTGCATCTGGTGGTAAAAGTTTTATTAGAACAATTCAATCTATAGGTAGAGGTTTAAGATTACATGATAATAAAAATAAATTAGTAATAATAGATTTAGCAGATCACTTAAAATATGGTGAAAGACATTCCCTTAAGAGAAAAGAAATATATAATCAAGAAAAAATAAATTATAAAATTACTGAAATAGTTGAAAAATAAATATTTTATTCTATAATTAGATATGGCTAATACTAAAAAAACTACCACGAAAAAAACTACTGGTAAAAGACGAGGACCTAAACCTAAAAAGACTGAATACTATGTTGATCCTCGAGATTTAAAAGCTGAACTAGTAGCTTATTATGATAGTGAAGATTGTTCTAGAGAACTTGCTGATATGATTCATAAAATAGCCCATGGTTTAAGTTATTCATCTAATTTTATAAACTATACATATAGAGATGAAATGGTAGGAGACGCATTAGTAAAAATGTATACTGCAGTTACAAATAAGAAATTTGATATAACGTCTGAATATAATCCATTTAGTTATTTTACTACTATTGCTTTTCATGCGTTTATTAACCGTATAAAGAAAGAAAAGAAACATACTGAAACTTTAAACCAATATAAAGAAAAGGTTTATGAACAAGAAATGATCGACTCAACTGATGGCATGGTTTACGTTAAGCCGTTAAATGAAGACGATAGTGATGAGTAGGGTAGCTATTTTTTCAGATCTTCATCTTGGTGTACATCAAAATAATGATTTTTGGTTAGGTATATCTAATAAATGGGTTGAATGGTATATTGGTAAACTGAAGGAAAATAATATTAGTGAGATTATTTTCTGTGGTGATTTCTTTCATTATAGAGATGAAATATCTGTTAAGACGTTAAATTTTGCAAAAGACTTATTAGATAAATTTAATGATTTTAAAATTACTATGATTACCGGTAATCATGATGCTTGGTATAAAGATACAAGTGAAATAAACAGTTTAAGTATCTTTAAAGGATATAAAAATATTAAAATTTATGATAAACTTCAAACGGTCGATTTATATAATAACGACGTGACGTTTTGTCCTTGGGGTACTAAAATAGATGATATACCAAAAAGTGATGTTTTATTTGGTCATTTTGAATTAGAAAATTTTAAAATGAATGCATTTAAAATATGTGATCATGGAGATGATCCTGAAGTATTGATTAAAAAATGTTCTTTAATTTTTTCAGGGCATTTTCATAGAGAAGATACTAAAAATTTTAATAGTGGTGAGAGTAAAATAATTTATGTCGGCAACCCTTTTGAAATGGATTTTGGTGATATAGGTTCAAAGAAAGGGTTTTATATTTTTGATTTTAATGATAAAAAATTAGAATGGATAGATAATGATATTACACCTAAACATCATAAAATATTTTTATCTAAATTAATTAACTGTAAAAATATACATGTAGAAAATTTATTTGAAAAAATATTACCTGGTAATATAATAAAATTAATTATTGATAAAAATATTAGTACTGAACATTTAGATATTCTTACAGCTAAATTTACATCGTGTAGACCTGTAGAATTAAGGATAGATTATGATATTAATTATAATAAACTTAAAATAGAAAATGATATGGATTATGATCTATCAGGAGTTGATATCAATCATGCTATAGAAGAATTTATTAATTTGTTAGATATAGAAAATAAAAGAGATGTTGTTAATTATACACAATCTTTATATGAAAAAGTTAAATGAAATACGTAAAATTTAAAGATTTAAAAATAAGGAATTTTTTATCAGTAGGTGAAGATGTCGTTAATATAGGTTTTGAAAAAGGCTTGCATATTGTAACCGGTATTAATAGAGATAAAGAAGATAGGAGAAACGGTGTCGGTAAGAGTACTGTAGCTGATGCTTTATATTTTGCTATATTTGGACAGACTTTAAGAGATTTAAAAAAGAATTTTATAGCTAATAATCTTACTGGTGGTACTTGTGAAGTACAATTATCATTTACTGTTGACGATCCTAAGCACGGGGTTAATGAGTTTGATATAATTAGAACTTTAAACCCATCTAAGTGCTATGTATATAAAAACGGTAATGATAAGACCAGAGATAGTATAACTAATACAAACGAATATATAGGTACAGTTTTATCTGCTACTCCTGAGATATTTCAAAATTGTGTTATAATGACTCTTAATAATCATATACCTTTTATGGCTAAGAATAAAACTGAAAAACGTAAGTTTATTGAGCAAATTTTTAACTTAGAGATATTTAGTAAAATGCTTTTTGAATTAAGAAATGAGCATAATGAAGTTAAGAAAAATTTTGATATTGAAATAACTCGATTAGAAGAAACTAATAATTATTTAACTACTCAAAAAACGCATAGAGACAATTTTAATAATGATCAAGAAAATAAAATAAAATCATTAAAAGATACTATTCAAGTTCATAAAAATGATTTAAAAGAAACGCAGGATAAACTCTCTGATATTGAAGCTTTAGATGATCAACCTTATAAAGATAAATTAGTAGAATTAGAAACTAAGTTAACTCAGAGTACTGGAGATAAAGAAGAAGCAAATCGTCAATGTATTGAACAAACTCAAATTATAAAAACTAATGCTGAAAATCTTAAAAAATTAGGAACTGAAGAAGATACATGCCCTGTTTGTTTGAGACCTATTGAAGAGCATGATAAAGAAAAAATAGAAGAAGAAAAAGAGTATATTAGAAAGTTTTTAGTTGGGGAAAAGCAAGGAGTAGAAGCTTGTTTAAAGAAGATAGAAGAATTAAATGGTGAAATAACTAAAATAAATTCAGCTATAAAAATGGTTAATAATAAAATTAATGATATAGGTAATAAAAAATATGGTATTGATCATATTAAAGATTCGGTAGTTTATATTGAAAAATGTATTACGGAAATTGAAACTGAATTAGACGGAGTTAAAAATGAAAAGAATACATTTTCAAACGCAGTTAATGAATTACAGCAAAAAGTAGATAATATTAAAAATGAAATTAGTAGTCTTAAGAAGGTAATTAATTTGATGGATGTTGTAAAGTTTGTAGTAAGTGAAGAAGGGGTAAAAAGTTTTATAGTTAAAAAAATATTATCTCATTTTAATAGTAAGTTAACTCACTTTCTTAAAAAACTAGATAGTAACTGCGTTTGTATGTTTAATGAATATTTTGAAGAAGAAATTGTCAATGAAAAAGGAAAAATAAGTCTATATAATAATTTTTCAGGAGCTGAAAGAAAAGCTATTGATTTAGCATGCTTATTTTCATTTATGGATATGAGAAAAGCACAAGGTGATGTACATTATAATATTAGTTTTTATGATGAGTTATTTGATAGTAGTTTAGATGAAAAGGGAGTTGAGTTAGTTTTAGAAATTTTAAATGAAAGAGTAGATAAATTAAATGAATGCGTTATGGTGATAAGTCATAGAAAAGAGAGTATTAAATCTGCAACTGGTGATATTATATTTTTAGAAAAACATAATGGCATTACTAAGAGAGTTAGTTTTATTGATTGATTTATATAAATAAGTTATTAAATTATAGAATATGATAGTAGGTAACCATCCAATGAATCAATCGCCGTTTGCGGTTAAAACGCCCTTCCAAACTAATATTGCACCACAACAAATGCAATCAGGTCCTAAACAACCTCAAGCACCTGAACAACCACCTGAAGCAGCTTTACCTCGCTTTTTAAATTATTATGCTGATTATTCAGGATGCGGTCATTGGAGAATGATATGGCCAGAGCAAGTAATGAATGCGCATAGTAAAGCAGTGGTACATGGTTCTACAGTAATGAATGTAGACCCTCGATACTACGTCGATGTCAAAGGTGTGCGTATACAGAGACAAGCTACTCCACAGCAGTTAGAGTTTGTTAAATGGTTACGTCAAATAGCTGATAAAGAAGGTTTTAGATTAATTTATGAAATTGATGATATTTGTTTTTCTGAAGATATTCCTGACTATAACAAATATAAAACTGCATTTACAGATCCAGCAATTAGAAAATCAGCTCAAGAAATGATGTCAATGTGTGATGAAATTACAGTAACATGCCCATTCATGAGAGATTATTATAAGGAAAAGACCGGTAATAAAAACGTTACAGTTATACCTAATTTTATGCCTAAATTTTGGATAGATAGATTTTACGATCATAACCGTACGATGGAGAGTTTTGAGAAAAATAAAAGAAAACCAAGAATATTATATGCTGGTTCAGGAGCACATTTTGATGTAGAAAACAGAGTTAAACAGAGAGATGATTTTCATCATGTATTGCAAGTTATTGCAAATACTGTAGATGAATTTCAATGGGTATTTTTAGGTGCTTTTCCACTTTCATTAAGACCGTTAGTTGATGCAGGAAAGATTGAATTTCATCCATGGAGAAGATTATTTGAATATGGTAAGGGTATATATGATCTAAATGTTAATATGATGGTTGCTCCTTTGGAAGATAATATTTTTAATAGATCTAAGTCTGATTTAAAATATATTGAAGCAAGTGCTTTTGGTATACCTATTGCATGCCAAGATATGTGTACATATGAAAATGCACCTATTAAATTTAAGACTGGTCATGAAATGGTTGATCAAATAAGAAAAACATTATCTGATAGAAAAAGATATAAAGCTTTATGTAGAAAAGGAAGACAGTATGCAGAAACTAGATGGTTAGAAGATGACCGTAATATTGATTGTTATACTGAACTTTATCAATACGGAGTAGATGATCCTAGAAGAGTTAATCTTAATAGATACAATTTAGATTAAATCCCGGAACCGTATGACGTATCATCGTCTCCTAAATTAAACTCTCCTTGTGAGGGTTTTTTAGGTTTAGGAGCTATAATAGGATTTTTCTTCTTTCTTTTACCAAGTATAGATGCAGCTTCTCTATAACCGACGTTATATTTTCTCATATATTTTTTTATTACTTGATCGAATCCTGGAGTCATATATTGATTATTTATAGGAACGTTCATATAATTAATAAGTGAGTTACCGTAATATATATTATGATTCGAGAGAAAGATGTGTCCATTTGTTTACTTGGGATAAAGATGGTAAAAGAATTAAAGTTACCAATTCGTTTGACCCTTACTGCTATTTAGAAGGTAAAGGAGATGCTGAGTCTATATATGGTACTAAATTAGTTAAGAAAATTTTCAATACTCAGTATGATAGATATAAGTATTTGAAAGATACTAATATAAAAAGAGTTTTTGAAAACTTACCTGCAACTCAACAGTACTTAGTTGATACTTTTTGGAAAGAAAATGAGAAGCCTGAGTTTAGTAAAAACCCTATTAAAGTTTTATTTTTAGATATTGAGACTTATTCACCCGATGAGTTTCCTAAACCTGCTGACCCGACTCATACAGTTAATGTTATAACTTGTTTTGACTCATTAAACGGTAGATACACAACTTTTGGTTTAAAAGACTACGATAATAAAGATGATGATGTAGTATATCATAAATGTGAGTCTGAAAGAGATTTATTTAAAAAGTTTGTAATGTATATTGAGAAGGATTATCCGGATATCATGAGTGGATGGAATTCTGAATTTTTTGATTTACCGTATATTTTGAATAGATGTACTAGAATACTTGGCGAAGAATGGACTAATAGATTATCTCCTTCTGGTAGAGTTTATAGCAGAACTATAAAAGGTATGTTTGGTGTAGAACAAGTTAGATGGTATATTGAAGGTATGTCGTTAATTGATTACTTAGATGTATATAAACGTTTTTCAGTCGGTGTTAAAGAAAGTTATAAGTTAGATAATATCGGTGCTACTGAGTTAGGAGAACAGAAAGTAGATTTTGGTAATATGAATCTTGCAACGCTATCAGATAATGATTGGCAAACGTTTGTAGAATATAATATTCAAGACGTTAGACTGCTAGCTAAGTTAGAAGAAAAACTAAAGTATACTGAGCTTATTAAAATGTTAGCTTATGTTGGTTTAACTACGTTTGAAGCTGCTCTAGGTTCATTATCGGTTATTAATGGGGCAACTGCAGTAAGGGCAAGATATCGTGATCAAAAGATTCCATCGTTTATACGAAATGAAGATACAGGTAAAAATCCTGGTGCCTATGTTGGTGAACCTTTGAAAGGATTTCAAGAAAATATTATATCTTTTGATGCTAATTCTCTATATCCGAATGTGATGATATCTCTTAATATGTCTCCTGAAACTAAAGTAGCTAAAATAGAAGATAAAAATAATTCTGAGATAGTTTTAAGACATGTAAATGGTCAAGTGTTTAGTTTAAAGCATGATAAATTTTTAGAGTTCTGTAAAAAAGAGCAGATAGCTATTAGTAAAGCAAACGTTTTATTTACTCAAAAACGTAAAGGGGTTATGCCTGAAATTTTAGACTATTATTATAATGAAAGAGTTAAAATTAAAAAAGAACTTGGTACTATAAAAAGAGAGTATTCTAAAACTAAAAACGATAAACTTAAATTTAAAATAGAACAACTTGATGCTAAGCAGTTGTGTATAAAAGTTTTTATTAATTCAATTTATGGTTATTTTGGTAATAAAAATGCACCGTTTGGGGATGATGATATTGCTTCATCAATTACTTTAACTGGTCAATCAGTTATTAAAAAATCTAATGATTTATTAAAAGAATATATAAAACGAAAAACTAAAATAGAAGATGATAAAATCCTTAATCAATGTATTGTATATAACGATACTGATAGTAGTTATATTTCAGTTAAGCCTCTTATTACAGCTGGTCTTTCGTTTACTGGTGATGACGGTAAATTAACTCAAGAGTTTTTTAATGAGGTACAAAATATTGAAGACTTCTTAAATGATGAAATTAAAGTATGGGGTAGAAAAGCTCTAAATAGTAGAGATTGTAGATTCGTGTTTAAACGTGAGGTAATTGCAGATGTAGGTATCTTTCTACAAAAGAAAAGATACGTTCTTCACATATTAGATGATGAAGGTATACCTATGGATAAGTATAAGTATACCGGAGTAGAAGTAGTAAGAAGTACTATGCCTGATGCTATTAAACCTCATGTTAAAAATATTATTGAAACTATGCTTTCAACTCAAAATATTGGTGAGACTAATAAAGCATTAGATAACGTTTATAAAATTTTTAAAGATCTACCTGTGGAAGATATAACGTTTGTATCAGGTATTAAAGGTTATGAAAGATACGCAGGTCAATGCGATGGTTATAAAACTGCTAAAGGTATGCCTATTCACGTTAAAGCAGCATACTTCCATAATTTAATTTTAAAAAGACTTGGAGTTGAGAATAAGTATGAAACTATCAGTTCAGGTGATAAGGTAAGATACTTCTACGTAGAGCATCCTAACCCTTATAATTTATCATGCATTGCTTATAAGTATTACTACCCTGAAGAGTTTAAGAAAATATTTCATGCAGATTATGATAAGATGTTTGAAAAGATTCTATATAATGTAATTGAAAGATTTTATGATAACGTTAATTGGACTCCTCAGAAACCTGGTAGTGCAGTTCAGACTAATTTATTTGAACTCTTAAGTTAACATCTTTTTAAGTAAGTATAAAGAAAATAGTTGAATTAAGTAATTAATAATATAAAATAATACTATGGCAGATAAAAAATATATTACATTCATTGATAGTGTCGGTAGAGCTATTTTTGGCGTTAATACTTCAGAAAATGATGAAAGTATTACCGTACAAAATCCAGTTATGATTACCGTACAACAGCAAGAGCAAGGTCAAATGGCAGTACAGCTATTTCCTTTATTTTTTCAGGAATTTGTAGTTCCTGATGAAGACGGTAAACGTTATAATAATTTCGATTTTAAAAAAGCAACTATGGCAGTAGCCAGTGATTTAAATATTGAACCAAGAATTATTGAACAGTATGAGCGAATTGTTAATCCTCAACTAGCACCAGCTGCTACTCAAGATAATAATTCAGGGGGAGATAAAGAGGTAATCAATTTATTTGATGATGAATAATATGAATTAAAAATATATTTTTTAAATACCACTTTCGAGTGGTATTTTTTTTGTTATAATATATAATTAAAGTATGAGTAAAGAAATTGATGATGTGTTATCTGTAATAGATAAAAGTAATCCGTATGCTTCCTTTTTAAATGAAAGTGCTCTTAGCAACGTTGATGGTTGGTTAGATACCGGGTCCATGGTACTGAATGGTATAGTATCAGGTTCACTTTTTGGAGGTATACCTAAAAATAGAATGACCCTTTTAGCTGGACCTAGCATGACTGGTAAGAGTTTTATCTTACAGAAGATATTAGCTAATGCGCAGAAAGAAGGTATTACACCTGTTATATTTGATAGTGAAAATGCTATTGATAAAGAAGGTGCTGCTGCATTAGGTTTAGATGTAAGTAAAGTAAAATATGTACCTGTTTTTAGTATTGAAGAATGTCGTAATACTATTTTTGACTTCCTTACTAAAGTTAAAGAAAAAGGTCAAGAAGGTAAGTTTATTATAGCTATTGATTCGTTAGGTAATATGGAGAGTCAATTGCAGATTAATCGTCAGACAAAAGGTAATGTAAGTGCTGATATGGGTAGTAGAGCTAAAGCTATGAAATCTTTACTACGTACTCTTACCCAATTATCTGGGTTAACTAAAACTACTATTCTAGCTACTAATCATATCTATGAAGACCCTGCCGCATTATTTCCATCATTAGTTAAAGCAATGCCTGGAGGTACTGCTACTGTTTATCTACCTTCAGTTACTATTCAGTTAGCTCGTAAGCCTGTTAAAGAAGATAAAAATACTGATGGTAAGTTAGCTGTTGGTCAAAAGAACTATTCAGGTGTTATATTAAGAGCGTTAACTGTAAAAAATAGATTTGTAAAGCAATACTTGCAAGGTGAAATGTATCTATCATTTGATAAAGGTCTTAATAAGTATTACGGTTTATTAGACTTAGCAGTAGGTTTAGGTGCTGTTATTCAGACCGGTTCTACTTATCAATTACCTGATGAAACAAAATTAGGTTATTATTCAAAATGGAAAGATAATACGGAACTGTGGGATAATACTATTATACCTGTTATAGAAGAAAAGATTAAACAAGAATGGAAATATAGTAATAAATCAGAGGAAGAAGAATTAATACCTGATGAAGTAGATCATGAAGAAGAATAAAATAGTAATAACGTTAAGCGGTGGAATGGACTCTGCAGTTCTTTTATATAAAGCTGCAGAAGAATATAATGAAGTACATACTGTTACTTTTGATTACGGTCAAAGGCATCATAGAGAATTAATTTCTGCAGAGAAGCAACTCTTAAATGTTCGTCATGATTTTCCTAATGTAGTTTTTACTAATAAAATATTAGATGCAAAATATATTAAAAATATAGCACCGGTATCATCTCTTACTAATGATGATATTGATACCCCTAATGTTAAGGATGTGATGGGTGAAGCTCAGCCGAAAAGCTATGTACCTTTTCGTAACTTAATGTTTTTAAGTATCTTATTATCATATGCTGAAGCTTTAAAAGCAGAGGAAGTTTGGTACGGTGCAGCAGAAGCTGATAGTTTAGCTGGTTACTGGGATGGCTCCGTTCAGTTTGTTGATAAAATGAATCAAATATGTTTATTAAACCGGGAAGTCGATGTAAGAGTTAGAGCTCCTCTCTTAGAAATGAGTAAGAAGGAAATTATTTTAAATGGTATTGAATTAGGTGTTAATTTTGCTGATACTTATACCTGTTATTCCGGAGAATATCCTTGTGATGCTGAATCAGCAAGTAGTGCATTAAGACTTAAAGGGTTTGTAGATGCAGGTTTTAGAGATCCTTTAGTATATAAACAGCAGGATAAGCTTAATAAAGTTTACGATAGTAGCAATTGTAAGAATATAGTTACTGACTAGTAACCGTGTCTAAACATTCTTTCAATTTGATGATGCCTATGCATCTCATTTCTACCTCTTTCAATCATATCTATATTAATTTGTTGAGGTGATAATGCAATTTCTTCATTATCTTCTTCAGATTCTGATTCTACTTCATCATTATATACTTTCATAAGACTTTTATAAGTTTCAGGTGATTTACTATGCAAATCTTTTAAAACTTTTTTAGCTTCTTCTTCTTTACCTTTTTTAAGTAATTCGTAAAATGTATCGTGTAAATCAATTACTTCATTATCTTCTTCTTCATCACAAGTTTCTTCATCACTTTTTCTTAATTTACCTGTAACTGGGCATCTTTCTGCATCTTCTTCTTGATCTTCATCTGAATCATCTTTTTCTTCAGATTTTTCCATTGCATCAGCAATAGCTTGACCTCTATTTTTTTCATACTCTGAAAGTTCACCGTCATTATCAAGATCTGATTTTTCTTTATCTATTTCAGCATCTTCTTCATGACTATGACCACCAATAGGTTGATCAGGGTCTATAGATTCATCTCCAAACATTGTAGCTAATTCACGAGGATCCATTCTTTCGTCATTATAAACGTTACCTGGATAATCTTCTTCACCTTCTGGAAAGTCTGCTACTAATTTTTCTCTGGTACCCATGTCTATCTCTCCACCAAACTTATCAACCGTTTCTGTTTCACTTGGTTTAACAATAACAACTGATACGATGTCTTTTTTATCAATATCATCTAAATTGATTTTGGTACCTTTGAAATTATTAAGAGTTACTCTGTATTTTAAACCATCTTTTACAATTGAATAAAGATCATTATCACCAACATCTCCTTCTGATCTTAATACAGCATCATCACCTAAATTAAGTTGTAATGTTTCGAAACCTGTATCACCTCTTTTAAGATCACTTTCGGCAGCTCCTTTTTCTCTAGTAGTAATTTTAATATCACCTCTTGTAGCTAAAGGTTTAGATACGTTAGAAACGATATTAATAGCTTGTTGAACATCATCATCAGAAAGACTTTCAATATCTAACTCAGGATTTTGCTTTTGCAAAAATCTAATTACTTTAGTAGCAAAATATCTTGGTGTCATTGTACCTTTTAAATTTCTTATATCTTGCATACCCATTAATTTTGCTCTCAATGGATCTGATATTTTCTTACCCCTTGCTTCTTCAACAACGTCGTAATCTTGACCCATCATATAATTAGATGTATCTTCAACAATAATCTTTTTTTCTTTCCAGTTATCTAAACTCATAATATTATTTATTGAATTTTGATAATTTTATACTATAATAAGTTATGTGCGGAATATTTTGTAGTAATGATCTTAATACGTTTGAAGTATTAGAACAAGCAAATAGAAAAAGAGGTAACTTTTCTACAGGAATATTTTATATGTATAATACGTCTACATATAAAATTATCAAAAAGGAAGGCGGGTTTAATTTTGATGATAATACTCTACCACATGGCAAAGGGTTTTTATATCTTGGGCATAATCAAGCTCCTACTCAAACAGGTAGACAATGGGAAGATGTTAATTCTCATCCCTTTTCATATGGTGATTGGTTTGTAGCTCATAATGGAGTTATAACTAATTTTGATGAATTAGTAGATAATCATTCTAAATTTCATACCAATCCTGTAGATTCTAGTATTATACCAGGTTTATTAGACGAATTTGAATATGCTAAAGGACCTTGTGAAAACCCAAAAGATGAACAAAAATTGATAAAAAGAGTATTAGAAAAATTAGAAGGTACATTTGCTGTTTGGATTGTTAATATTAAAACTATGAATGTTTATATAGCAAGACAAGGTAGTACTTTGTTTTATAAAGGAAGTAATATATCATCTGTTAAAGGTAAGCATTATAGAGAAGTGAAAGAAGGTATATTATATAGTTACTCTTATGAAGGTTTAACTAAAGTTAATACTTTCAAGAATAAATCACCATTTTTAACGTTATGAATATAAGACAAGCAAAATTAAAAAATTTACAAGAAATAGAAAAAATACATTTTATGCATTTTGTGTATAAAAATACTGATTCATTTATAATGAATACATTCGGCCATGTATGGTCTAGTAGAGATTGGTGGAATAAATTTCCTATACAAGTATGTTTAGATGAAAATAATAAAGTTTTAGGATTACATGCATATACAGTTAATGATAAAAAACCTAAAACTCTTAAAACGTATTATATAGTAACTGAAAAAAATACAAGAGGTAAAGGTATTGCAAGAATACTAATAACAAATGCTATTATCGAAAATAAAGATAAGGTAGATAATTACTATGTTAATACTGATAAGAATAGTGATGGAGCTTTATTTTATTTGAAATGGTTAGGTAATAATTTTAAGAAAGAAAAGAATGATTTTAATTCAGAAGATATGATCTTCGAGGAACCGATTTATAATATAATAGATGAAGAAGCTAAAGACGACAGGTAAACCGCGTCAGTTTGATACTGGTGCTCAAAGAGATGCTGCAGATGATAAACTTCGTATGAGTTTAGTCCCTCATAAAGCTCTTAATGATGTTATGATGAGATACTTGCAAGGTGCTAATACTTACGGAGAAAATAATTGGAAAAAAGGTATGAAGCATTCTATACTATATGATAGTACTATGAGACATTTAATGCAAGACTTTACAGGAGATGATAGTGAAGATCATTTAGGAGCTGCATTATGGAATGTTATGGGTATGATATGGAATAGAGATAATCGAAAAGATATGGATGATAGGAAAGATTATGAGTAAAATTTTAATAGCTGGTACAGGTAAAGGTAAAAAAGAGAACATGCCTTTATATAAATCTTTTAATGAACGTAATTTTAAAAACGCTGACATTAAAATTAAAGAAAATAATACGCAAAGTTTACAGAAAGTATATAACAATTTTTTGGCATACGCGAGAGATAATGGCTATAGTTATCTCATTCTTATTCATGATGATGTTTATATTAATTGCGATGATCTTGAGCATAGGGTCTATAAAAGTGGTGAGAAATATCCTGTTTTCGGTCTTGCTGGTACTAATACTTGTCGTCTCGATGGTCATGGCCTATGGCACTTAATGGGTGATCAATCAAACTTAAGAGGGTGTGTAGCTCATGGTAACCCAGATAAATATCATTATACTTCTTTCGGACCTATACCTGATAGAGTTATTTTAATTGATGGAGTTTTAATTGGTATAAATCTAGAAAAGTTTTCTGATAAGGTTAAATGGGATGAAAGTTATCCGTCAAGATTTCACTATTATGATCTTGATTTTTGTTTAGAGTGTAATCATAATAAGGTAGCAGTAGGTGTAGTGGATATACCTATCATTCATGAAAGCCCTGGTTTAACAAGTCCTAATGAAGAATTTTATAAAGGTAAAGAATATTTTAGAAATAAATGGAACAATCGATAAGTAGATTAAATTTAGATTATTATGAAGAAGTAATAATTTATAAGAGTTTAACAAATGAGCAATATTTAGGGAAAATTATTGATCATTTAAAACCTGAGTATTTTAATAATAAGAATATTAAACAGATCTTTACTTTAATTAAAGATTTCTATATTAAACGTTCTACGTTACCTACTGTAACTGAAATTAAATCTTATCTTATTAACGATGAATTAAAATCTAGTTTTTTGCAAGTAGTAAAGAATTTTGCTAATATAGATAAAAATTTTAATGATAAAGAATTAGAATCTAATACTGAACGTTTTTTAAAAGAAAGGGCTATCTATAATACTATGCTTTCCGTTGCTGAGGATGTATCTTCAGGTAAAGTAGATACTAGTTATATTTTAGATAGTTTTGAAAAAAGCTGTAACGTTAATTTACAGAGTGAATATGGTTTAGATTTATTTGATGATATAGATGAATTAATTAAAGATCTTAATACTGAGCAACCTACTATACCTAGTGGATGGGAGTTTTTAGATAAAAAGATAGATGGTGGGTTTATGGAGAATGGTAAAGCTTTATATGTATTCGCAGGTGAAACTAATGTTGGTAAAAGTATATTTTTAGGTAATATAGCTTGCAATATAGCAAGACAAGGTAAAACGGTTTTAGTTATTAGTTTAGAAATGCCTGAACTTGTATATGCTAAACGTTTATCATCTAATATTACAAGAATACCTATGAGAGATTTAAGAGTAGAAAGTAAAAATCTAAGATTTCAAATAGATGCTCATAGTAAAGGTAATCCTGAAAGTAAAATACTTATTAAAGAGTTTCCTCCTAATACTGTAACTCCTCAAAATATTCAAGGTTATTTAACTGAATTAAAAAATAAAGGGATTGAATTAGATGCTATAGTTTTAGATTACCTTAATCTATTAAAGAGCCATGAAGGTAGTAATTCATATGAAAGAATTAAACATATAACTGAAGATGTAAGAGCTTTAAGTTATGTATTTGAATGCCCTATTATATCAGCTACTCAATTGAATCGATCTGGCTATGATGAAGAAAATCCTGGTTTAGATACTATATCTGAATCAATTGGAATGGCTGCTACTGCTGATTGTATTTTTAGTATTTTTCAAGATGAAGAAGATAAAGAACTTGGTATAGTTAAAATGGGTATTATGAAAAATCGATTCGGTGCTAACTTCGGAAATACATCTTTACGTATTGATTATGATACGTTAACAGTATCAGAAGATGAGATGTTAAACTCTGATTCAGGAGGTGATCTATCTGGTTTAACTGATACGTTGAGCGTGTTGAGTAATTAGAAAGAGGAACTAAATAAAATAAATGTCTGATAGAGATAGTGTTATATACATAAAAAAATATATCGATGAATATAGTTCAGTAAAAGAATTCGTAAGTATCGATAAAATTTTTAGTGAAAATATAAAATTAGGTGATAAAGATTATGAAGTAGGTGGTGTATTTTTCAATGATAACCCTAATTTAATAGCTAATTATATTTTTGATAACTATGACATTAAAATAGATATATTATTTTTAATAAATTTAGAGAAAAAAATAGTTATATTGCGTAAAAATAAAAAAGTAGATATAGATTTAAGTAAATTAGCTAAACAATTATCTAAAGGTGGAGGAAAAACGTATATAGCCGGTTGCATATTAAATGATAAAATAATAAACTTAACGAAATTATTAAAACCTTTACATGAGAAATAACATACCATTCGATAATATACAAGATGAAGAGTTTCAAAAAAGTTTTTATTCTTTTTGCACTTTCGTATCTTTAATGCATGATAAAAAAATGAATTTCGCTACAATTTTTTTAAAAATATTAGAAAATAAAGCATTAAGAGATATCTTTGTTAGCATAATAGACGAAGAAAATGAATTTAATGCAATTAAAAAATATGTCATCACTGAACCCTCAATAACAAAAAGTAAATACGTAACTAAATTTTTGAACAAATTTGATGGATTAAATGACTGATTTTGAAAAACTAATTTATAACCATTTTCTAGAAGTAAGTAAAAAGGTAAATAATAAACCGGTAAGATATAGAAAAGATTTTTCTAATTTTAGTGATGAAGATTATATTTACGTTAATAAGCTTTCAAGATTTTTTAATAAATTTAAAAATATTAATATAAAAGACTTCTTTGAAGCTCCTTATTTTGTATATAATGAAAACTACTTTAGTTTAAAGTTTTATCTTTCACCTAAAGCTATTAAAGCCTATACAAATTATAGTGATAATTATATTTTAAATAATCCGGATAGTATTCAAACATTACAAAAGTTAAAAGATTCTATTACCTTTATCTACGAGTATTGTAAAAAAAATAATTTAAAAGTTATCGATTATTTGAAATATAAAGAAGGAAGCTATAATGTATTCTTAAAGCATATTAAAGAAAGAAATGTTAATTTTTTTATATTGTTTAGTTTTAGAGATTTTTCAGATGTAACTGATAAAATTGAAAATGATATAAAAGATATCTATAGTAGCAATTTTTCTAAAGTTAATTATATACGTACAAAATATTATGCAAGCTCTAAAGCAAAAAAAATTATTAATAATTTTAAAAAATATATTGAAAACTAAGAGGAACGTATCTATAATAGTAGTATGAGTATAACGAGTTCAATGTTTGATAGTATAAAGTCAGCCTTAGCAGCTGATAACGAGAGTAGTAAAAGTGGTATAGCCGATATCCTTAAAACTGAAGTAGGTAATACATATACAGTTAGATTACTACCCTTTGGTAAAGATCCGAAAAAGACGTTTTTTCATTTTTACCAGCATGGTTGGAATAGTTTTGCAACAGGTCAATATACAAGTGCCCTATCTTTGCAAACGTTTGGTGAAAGAGATCCTATAGCTGAAGAAAGATTTAAGATCTTACGTACAGGTTCTGATGAAGAGAAAGAAAAAGCTAAAGCTATTATGAGATCAGAAAAATGGTTAGTTAATATATATGTTGTTAATGATCCGGTTAATCCTGAAAATAATGGTAAGATTAAAGTATTAAGATATGGTAAGCAGATTCATAATATTATTATGGATGCGATTGAAGGTGAAGATTCAGCTGATTTCGGTCCTCGTATCTTTGATTTAGGTCCTAATGGAGTTAATTTTAGAGTTAAAGTTGAGAAGCAAGGTGATTATCCTACTTATGTTTCATCTAAGTTTGCAATGCCTAGTTCAATTGATGGATTAGATGAAGATGAAGATGCGCATAAGAAAGTGTATGATAATGTAATTGACTTAACTACTGTATTTACAGCAAAAAGTTATGATGATTTAAAAACTATGTTAGATGAGCATTTTTACGTTGGTGATAATACTAAAGTAGAAGAAACTACAGTTAATGAAATAGTAAGCCAACCTGTTATTACTAATACCGCTCCTCCTGTTCAAGAAGAAAAGAAATCAGAAAGCGAAGATGAAGTATTGAAGGAATTACTTGATGGGTTAGATGTATAATGTCTCAAGACGATATCAGAAAACAGCATGAGGAAGATCAAGCGGTACTAGCGTTTTTAGGCGGAACTTATGGGGAACTCAAACAGCTAGACGGTCATATTGTTGGCCGTTCTAGCACCCTAGCCCCTAGAAGTGAAGAAACAAAAAAGGTAGTTGAGGAGTTTGTTAAATCTAAACAACAAGCTCCAAGACCTGCTCCTCCACCTCCTCCACCAACCCCTCCTCCAGTTGAAATCCAACAGCAAGAGATAGTTCAACAAGTAGATCAACATACGATAGTACCACCGGAAATTCAAGATGATGAACCGTTCAATGACGATCAATTAACGTTTAATTTTGACGTAACTGAAAAGGATTTACTATTTGATAAGATTGATAAATTAACTACACAAGTCGATAAATTACATCGTAAAGTCGATAAGTTGTTTAATGAGTTGAAGACGCCAGTAAAAAAGCAGTCAAAAAAAAAATCAGTTGAACCTAAAGAGGAAAACTAATATAATAAAGCATATATATGGCTTATTTAAAAATAAAAAATAAAAAAGATTTTATATCTAATTTCTTAGGACCTATTTCCAATCTTAATGAAACTTGTATATTAGAAGTAAAAGATAATAAATTAATATCAATATTAGCTTCTGCTGATAGTACGATTGTATGTAAAGGTGAAGTAGAGATTGAGTGTGATATAGAAACTAAAATTAATATACCTGATATAAAAAAGTTTATACGTGTATTAGAGATTATACCTACTGCAGATATAGAATTGAATATTAGTAGTAATAATATTTCTTATAATAAAGATGGTTATAAATTTAGATATCATTTATTAGATGATGGTATTATAAAACAACCTTCTCTTAATATTGATAAAGTTAATAAACTAACTTTTGATACATCTTTTGAAGTAAAAGAAAATAATTTAAGTACTATATTTAAAGGTAGTTCATTTGCTACTGAAACTTCTAAAATTTATCTTTATGAAGAGGGTGAAAAGATATATGGAGAGTTAGGTGATAGAAATAGACATAATTCAGATAACTTTGTATGTGTATTAAGTGAAGAATATAACGGTAGTTTACCAAAGGCTTTACCTATTAATTTTGATTCTTTTAGATTGATTAGTTTTTCAGGTAGTAAAAATATTAAGTTTAATGTCAATACTGAAATGGGTGTGATTACATGCACTTTTGATAAAGGTGATACATCATTGATTTATATTATATCAGCATTAATTAATTAATATGAAGAAAGATTGGTCTGAACATAAAGTTAAAAATAAAATTAAAACTGCTGGTTATTTTATTAAAAGATTAAAAGATAACGGTTTTGTAGTTTTTAAAATGTTCAATGCATATGCTAAAAGTGATCCAAGAAGATGGTCAGTTTTAGTAGATCCAGGTAATCATAGTGTATATGTAACTTGTTTTACCAATAAAGAACAAAAAGGTGAAGTATTATTTGAATTTGACGATGGAGGTAATCATTTTAATAAAGGGTTTTACCTTAAAACTGATAGTATAGAAGTTATTATTAATTTATTATTAGAAAAAGGCATTAATAATGATGCAACAGTTAATCCATTTGGTTTAATTAAATAATTACATGGAATCTAACGATGACAGTTTAGATAATAAAAATAAAAAGCCTGCTAAGAAGAAAAAAATTATAGTTAAGGATGTTATTGATATCAAAACTGAAGAAGTTCTTAAAGAAGCATTAAGAAGAGTTGTTAGAGAAAAAATAAAAGAAAGAAATTGTGATGATGAAATAGAAGCAATGGTTGCTACTTGCTCAGAGTTTTTAAAATCTTTTATTGTTATGGGATACGATTTTGAAGGAAACGCTATTAAACCAATTTTTTATGGTAAATCAGATTCTGATAAGGATGCGTTAATGTACTACCTTCAAACCTATTTTATGACTGGACATCAGTAATTTTTATATTAAAATATATTAGTGAAAGTTTTAATTTTAGGTAAGGGATATATATCTAATTTTCTGGTAGATATTTTTAAAGGTAAAGGTTATAAGGTAGATAATTTTTCTAGAAAAGAATTAGATTATACTGATGACGATGAACTTTATAGTGTTATATCAACAGAACCATATGAAGCAGTAATTAATACAGCAGGTTTTACAGGAAAACCTAACGTTGATGAATGTGAAGTTAGAAGACAAGAATGCTTTAATTTAAATGTAAAGTTACCTAAAACAATAGAAAATATATGCAAACTATGCGACGTAAATTTCGTTCATATAAGTTCAGGTTGTATATATACAGGGTATGAAAAGGAATATACTGAAGAAGATGAACCTAACTTTGGATTATTTAACGATGAGGCTAGTTTTTATAGTAAAACTAAACATGCTGGAGAAATGATGTTAGATGATCAATTTACTAATATTATTCGAATAAGAATGCCTATAGAAGATAAATTATCTCCTAAAAATTTATTAACTAAATTATTAAAATATGATTTTCTTATTGATTTTGTGAATAGTAAGACAGATGTGTATAAATTAAGTGAGTTTGTATTTACTGTAGTTGAAAACTTTAAAGCTGGTATTTATAATGCTGTACATAGCAACCCTCTTTCGACGAAAGATGTTGTAGAAATTTTAAAAGAATATGAATTAGTTAACGAAAATTGGAATTTTATACCTTATGATGAATTAGATATTAAGGCTAATAGAAGTAATTGTGTTCTTAATAATGATAAATCATATGATGACTTTAATTTTGAGTGGGGAGATGAGGAAACTTACTTAAGACTTAACGCATCGTTAATTTCAAATAGAGAAAAATGGAATGATAAATAATAAACAAGAAATATTAGGGTTTACTGCAGGTAATTTTGACCTACTGCATCCAGGTTATATATACACGTTTGAAGAAGCAAAAAGACATTGTGATAAATTTATAGTGTTTTTACAAAGAGATCCTTCTCAAACTAGATTTACAAAATATAAACCTGTTATACCGTATTATGAACGATATAAAACATTAATGGCTATCCAATACATAGATGATGTTTATATGTACCAAACTGAAGAAGAACTTGTAGAATTAATTGCTTTCTTTAAACCTGATATACGTATATTAGGAGAAGATTATATAGGTAAAAAATTTACAGGTCATGATATCTTTATAACGCATAAGATACATCCACCTAAAGTCATATATACAACAAGATCGCATGAATGGTCTACAACAAAGATTAAAGATTTAATTACAAGACAAACATTAAAACAAAATCCTGATATTTTAAAAGATGAGTAAAAAAAACATATTAGTAACTGGAGGGTATGGATTTATCGGTGGTAATTTTATACGATTCCTTAAAGACAATTTTGATCATAATATAGTATGTGTAGATAAGAACGGTTATGCTTCTAATCCGGAATATATTAAAGGTATATGTGATGAAGAATATGAGATTGATATTGCAAGACATACCAATGCATTAGAAGAAGTATTTAAAACGCATGATAAATTTGATTATATTTTTCATTTAGCAGCTGAGTCACATGTAGATAATAGTATTTCAGGTCCTACTGAATTTGTTTATTCTAATGTATTAGGTACGCAAAATCTATTAGAGCTATTCCGTAAACAAGAATATGGTAAATTTATACATATAAGTACTGATGAGGTTTACGGTCACTTAGGTTATAACGATCCATCATTTACAGAGGATAGTCCTATTGCACCTCGTTCTCCCTATGCTGCAAGTAAGGCATCAAGCGATCTCATGTGTTTAAGTTATATTGAAACGTTTCAAAGTAATATATGTATAACAAGGTGTTGTAATAACTATGGACCTAATCAGAATGCGGAAAAATTTATACCAACTATAATTAATAGTTTAAAAAATGGAAAGAAAATTCCAGTATATGGTGAAGGGTTAAATATTCGGGAATGGATTCACGTGCATGATCATTGTTTAGGTATTTGGGCAGTTGCAACAAAAGGTAAAAAAGGTATATATAATATAGGATCTGGTTTTGAAATCTCTAATATTGAATTAGTTGATTGTATTTGTCGTAAAATGGGTAGAGATATTGATGATAGTGTTAAGTTTGTTAAAGATAGATTAGGACATGATTTTAGATATAGTATTGATAGCACAAAATTAGATAATGAATTGTTATTTGAATTAAATTATCCTAATTTTGAAGATGAGATAGCAAAAGTTGTTGAGTATTATGAAAATCCGACAAGGTGAAGTGTTTGCATGTCATCACGGGCCTTATGCAGGTCAGATGTTTTGTTTCATTAATAGAAATAAAAAGGAACTGTTATATAATTTTCTTAGAATGCCTGAAATGATAACTACTTCAATATCACAAAAAGATTTTGATGATGGGTTAGATAAAGGTATAATAAAATTAGTTGAGAAAGTACCAAAGTACGTTTTTCAAGTAATTGAAGCACAATATAAGAAAAATGAAAATACTGACGATAGACGGAAATAATTTAGTTCACAGAGTTTATTGGGTTGCCAATAATATAAAAAACGTAAAAGAAAATTATCACGTTTATATGTTTTTAAATTCAGTAAAAAGTTATGTAGAATTATATAAGCCTGATAAAACTTTTATGGTCTGGGATGAAAAACCTGATTATAGACCTAATAAACGTAAAGAACTATTAAAAGAATATAAAGGTAACCGTAATAAAGATTATAACGTTGAAGTTCATGCAGGTAATGAATTGATAAAAGAATTATTACAAGATATAGGTATTCCATCTATTTTTCCAAGAGAATATGAAGCTGATGATGTTATAGGTATAATTGATAAAGCAGCTCGTTCTGAAAGTGTATCTAAGTTTTACTTAACAAAAAAATTATACAGACATATTATCATTACTGTTGATAGGGATTTATGTCAATTAATTAATGAAAAAGTTTCAGTTTATGATCCTATACGAAAATATGAAATTAATAATGATAATTTTGAAGAAAAATTAAAGTATAAGAAGGAAGACTTTATTAAAGTTAAAGCATTGCAAGGTGATAAAAGTGATAACATACCTGGTATAAAAGGTATGGGTAAAGTTAAAACCGAAAAATACCTAAAAGGAGAAGTAGAATTAACTAATGATGAAATAGAGATATATAATAAAAATTTGCAATTAGTTAAGCTTACTAATGATAGTGAAGAAGTTAATTATGTTAATGAGCAAATTTATAAAGCTAGTTTCGATACTAATTGGGATAAGTTTTTAGATAAATGTAAAGAATTGAAATTTAATAATATTCTTAAGAAAGATACGGTATGGTATAATACCTTTTTTCAAGATAATAGATTAATAGACCTTTTATCATAAATAATTATATGCATAATTTTATAAACCCTCAAAAAATTAGATCACCTTATACAGGAGAAACATCTATACCAACATTTAATACATATGATGCAGATGGTAAAACTTATGAGCAAGCTATTTTTTCAGACCCGGTAACAGGTCATATTATCAAAAAAGGTTTAATTAGCGTTAAAGATGCTAAGACTGGGGAATTAATTCAAGATTACAATAGTGCACTAAGTCAGAGTAATACTACTCAACATAGGCAATAATCTTGATATCCTAAGATCATATCTTATAATAAGGTATGATATCCGTACCTGAGCAGTATGTTATAGATGTACTATATGAGAATGTTTATAAAATCTCATATAACAAATATACTAAAACCTATAATGGTTGCTGCCCTATATGTAAAGAAGGAGGTTCTTGGGGTAAAAAGAAAAGATTTTATTATATACCTAATAAAGAATTAGCTTATTGTCATAATTGCGGTTACAGTAAAAAAGCTCTCGTCTTTATTACTGAAGTTACTAATAAACCTCTTCATTTTGTTATAAATGAAATAAAAGACTTTGATACTGAAATTATAATTGATAAAAAAGAAGAGGTAATAAAAAAAGAAATTAATAAAAGTTTACCTGAAGATTGTATTAATTTATCTGATGTAAGTCAAATAGAATATTATAAAGATGATCCAGCAGTTAAAGAAGCTTTAAGGATTATAAAAGAAAGAAAATTAGATAAAGGTATTAATAAACCTAAAACGTTTTATATTTCATTAAACGATCCTGTACATAAAAATAGATTAATATTACCTTTCTATAATGAAATAGATGAAATTATATTTTATCAGAGTAGAGGTTTATTAAAAAAAGATTTATTTAATAAACCAAAGTATCTGAGTAAAGTTAATGCAGAAAGAAGTTTATATGGGGTACAAAATATTGATTCTTCTTTAGAACAAGTTTTTGTATTTGAAGGACCTATAGATAGTTATTTTTGTAAAAATGGATTAGCTACTTGCGGTATTACAGAAAATAGCAATAGAATGTTTACATCATTGCAGAAAGAACAGTTAAATAAACTTAACTTTTATGATAAAATTTATGTATTAGATAATCAATGGTTAGATAAAGCAGCATTGAATAAAAGTATAATTTTAGCAGGTAGTAATGAAAAAGTATTTGTATGGCCTAAAGAATTAAAAACCTTTAAAGATTTCAATGAAATATGTGTTGCAGGTAATAAAGACAAAATAAGACCTGAATTTATATTAAAAAATACATATTCAGGTCTTAAAGCTAAAATTTTATTAACTGAAATAAAAAATAGTTAATTTTTATTAAGAGGTTGTTCTTTACCTACAAAACCAGGAGCTCTACTACCGGTAGTCATAAAATCTACGTATTGATTTAAGGTTTTCAATTCACTTACTATAGCTTCTAATGATTGCTCTATATTACCAAAAGCAATATCTTCATTATCTTCACAATCTAAAGGTTCCATTTGACCTAATTGGTCATCTTCAGGAGCCTCTTCCGGGGCATACTGATCATTTACATCTTCAGAAATAGTTTTACCTGCTAAGTATCTTTCAAAAATTATTTTTTCTTCGTTATTCATAATTATACATATTTATATTTAGGATCATTTGCTCCAGCTAGGTAGCCTTTTAAAATTTCACTTAAAGATGATATTTCCATTGCAACTCTTGCAATCTTTTTAGTTTCAGCATTTGAAATGCTATCAAATAAAGTATCATCTTCAGCAGTATTGAGTTTAGTTTGTACACTACCTTCTGTACCATTTAAATAATTTGAAAATCTATCCATTTCTTGTATCCATGAATTTAATTCATCATACATTTCTTTTTGTCCGTTGGCTATTGGTGCATCTGGCACGTCTACGTCAAAATCACCTGTATCAGTACCGTCATCCAACGTAGCATCCATTGCTTCTGTATCAGTAATTTCACTGTCTAATTCTTCGTCTTGTTCATTTAAAAACTTAGAAAACTTTTTTACATATAAACTCATATTAATATTTATAAATATTAGTATGCATTCTAAAGTAAACTTCAATGATTTTTTATCTCAACTAAATGAAGACATCGGATCCGACAATATGATACCTGATTCTCAAAGGCAACAACTTGGACTTAAGTCTGAAGTACCTGCTCAACAGACGTCAGTTAATGATATGATGAGAAGACAAGGAAGAACTGATGTTGCACCAGAAAATATACCATACCCGTTAGGTCAGTTTGAAGATACTGCATCTGAAGCTTATGTTGCTATACAGAATTTAGAACAGATACTTAAAATAGCTAAAACTAATGAAGTTATTAAGAATAAAAAACCTTTAGATGCTATTGGCAAAGAATTAATCAATTTAAAAAAAGAAATAGTTGATATTTCAAGGAAAGTGTCTAAAATAAAATAATGAAGAAAGCTTTTATATCCCTATCTATAACATTATTAGTTAGTATATTATTTGGAGTCATTTTTAAAGATATATATGTATTTTGCATTGCATTTATTTTTCAATTCTTATTTTTTTATCTATTCAATTCAGTTTATGGAAACTACTTAAGCAAGAAGGCTTTACAATTAGCTACTGAATTTGAAAAAGAAAGAAGTAAAAATGAAAGAATCGTTACATGTCAATGTGGTGGTAGAAGTACACAAGAGGTTAGTTTAGATCCTACTAAAGAACAAATTTATAATTGTAAAGAGTGTGGTAAAGATATAAGAATTAATATTTTTATAGATACAACGTTAGTTACAACTCCAGTTTATAGTGCTTCAAATGGATAGCAATTACGATAAACATTTTAAAGAAGTTAAACCAACTTCCTTTAGTGAAGAAAAAAAAGAAGTAAATATAACTTTAAATGAATTAATTAATTTTTTTAAGGATGGAAACTTTGAAAACTACCAAGAGCTAAATAATGGCATAGTATATCAAAAGAATAAAGATCTTAAATTAGTAGAGCAATTTTTTAAGTTACTTATCGAAGAAGCTGATAAAGTACAAAGTAAAGCTAAAAATACTGAGGATAATATTTTATTTAAAAATAACAAAAAAATATTAGTAACTAATTTAAATTTCATACGAGAAACTTTTAATCAATACGGTATCAATGAAAGCAGAATATTATACTTTCTTTTAGGAACTTTCATACAATATATATATGAGCAACGAAAGTATTAATATTGAAGAAGAATATGGGTTAGATTTTTTAGCAAGATTTGCTTGTTTATACGAAGGTGTAAATGTAGCATGTGCAAGAGCAGAAAAATTAGGTTATGATACGGAAAAGAGTAATGTGTGGATTAAACCTACAGCATTACAAAAGTATATTGATGAGAGATATCTAGATATGAAATATGATATGTCACTCTATAAAAAAGGAATGGATACAGATGAAATTTATCCCTGGAACCAGGTTTATTAATAAAACCTTTAAACATACAAAATTCTTTAAAAGAGGTGAACCATTTACTATTAAAAATATAAAATTAAAGGATGGTAAAATAGAATATACCTTTGATTTTATTGAATATGAAAAGTCTATTAAGTTTAATTCTAGTGAAGAAGCTGATAAAGTACTTTCTGTTATGATTTAGTAGTAATCACCGTAGACATCGTTATCATTGACATCCATATCAAAGACCTCTTTCTTACTAACTTCGTCTATAATATATTCACTATAACCGTCTTTCTTAGTTTCAGTTTGAGGGTTAGCACCTCCACTTAATCTACCAGCTTCTTTATCTTCATATACTTGCTGATTACCGTTTATACCTTCTCCTGCATCATTGAAAGGTATATTAGGTTCAAAACTAAAGTCTAATCGTTTTGCTTTTAGTAAAAATACATAATGACCACCAAGTGTATTTATCTGAGATATATCTTGATCTAATTTTTCAGTTATTTCAAAATACTTAGCTTGTCTATTACTTGGTCTATCATCACCATATTCTGATAATTGAAATATATCACCAGCTTTGGGTTCAATTACATCAAATTGAGTACCATAAACACCGCTTAAAGTAAAGAATGAATCATGGAAACTAGATATATGAACATATGCAGTAATATCATCATCACTTTCAAACCCAAATTTACTTAAATTAACTGCATTTTCATTTAAAGTAGCTGCTATTACTAAATCTCTAGGCTCGGTAAAGGTCTTAGTAGTCTGTTCTCCGTAAAAATTATCAGCACTTAGTACATTATACGTATTTACAAAGTATTTAGTTTTAGTACCGAATTGATTAATTTGTTCTCTCCACCAATTACTAAAAAGTAACCTTTCACTATGTTGTATTGACTTATCTGAAAATCTATAAGCAGTGTCATCACTCTGAACTAACCCAGGGTATTCATTGTTATAGTTTATATTACTCATTTTTCGATTACAAATTTACCTATATTATCATCAAAGTATAGACTTATACCAGTACTACCTAATTTTTTAGTTTCACCTTTATAAGGTATAACTTTATATTCATCTCTTATATATGTTAAGTCTCTCCCATCACATATCTTTTTACCTTTACCATTACGAAGTGATTCTATCTTATTATTTTTAGTAGGGTCTGATTTAACGTAATCAGGTACTAAATTAAGATGTTTTCTTCTATAGTTTTTATCGTGGTCGGTATAACCTCTACGATGTCTATGGTTGGTAAAAAATTTAGAAAATGTATCCATCAATATTATTTAAGCAAAAAAAAAGCTGGTCGAAACCAGCTTTAATTTTCTTTAATTTTTTAAATTAGTTAGATTGGTAATAATCTTCACCTGCACTATAAGCTACTTTATTAGATCCTGGTGATACTTTAGAAAGACCTGAATCTTTTTGATTTACTAATGGATGACCTTCGTCGTTCACTGAATAACTAGTAATTTTTGGCTTTGAATTTTTACCGCCTTTACCTTTTTTAGCTTTAGATGATACTACGCTTTTGACTTGATTTGAACCACCTGTTACTGAAGTAGGATTACCACGTTTTTGATTTACTAATGGATGACCTTCATCAGTAGCATCAACTGCTTCTTTATGAGTCTCATCTTCATCTTCATCTTCACCGTCTTCTTCGTCTTCTTCCATTTCATAATGTTCACCATCTTCATGTTCCATGTCTTCATGCTCCATGTCTTCTGCTTCAGGATCTTCATCACCAATAGCTGCTTGTAAAATATCGCAAAGCTGTTTCGCCATATCTTTGTTTAATGTTACCGTAATTTCATCAGAGCCCTCATCATCTCCACCCTCTTCGGTATCTACTCCTAGAGCTTCTAATTCTTGTTGTTCTTCATCAGACATTACATTTTCAAAAAGTTTGTCAAAAGTTGATTTCATATAATTATTTATAGACTCTTTAACCTTTTTTCCAATTTTTTTATCATAATTTTCAGAAGAGTAAATTTTTGGCTCGTATGCATTTTCTTTTTTACTCTTTTTAGGGTCGATAGGTTCATGAATACCTTCAACTTGATCTGTTTCAGTAGTTTCTTTATTCTGCATATCTTGTGCTTGTTTACTATTCAACTCAACTGGTCCTTTACCAACTGTATTGCCCGGTAAACCACCTTTCATGTTTCCAGATTTAGCAGCCTTTTCACGAGCTGAAGATTTTTCAGATATAATGTTATCATTATATGTATTCCATATTTCGGTTAGAGTATTTACACGAGTCATGTAAATATTTATAAGGACATGGCCAAAGATAAACAAAACTATATGAATAACCCTAATCTACCTACAGTAGGGGCTGAATTTCAATATACACCAGAGATGGTTCAAGAGTTAAAAAAATGTGATAAAAACATTTTACATTTTGCAGAAAATTATTTCCATATTATTTCATTAGATGAAGGTAAGCAAAATATAAAATTACACTTATGTCAGAAAAGAGCTTTACGTAAAATGCGTGATAATCGCTTCTTTATATTACTAGCAAGTAGACAGATAGGTAAAACTACTATGATGACAATATATGCTTTATGGGTAGCATGTTTTAACCCTGATCAAAGAATATTAATAGTAGCTAATAAAGAAGGCACTGCTATCGAGATAATGAGTAGAATTAGACTAGCTTATGAAGAATTACCAAATTGGTTGAAACCTGGAGTTAAAGAATATGGTAAAACTTCAGTAGTTTTAGCAAATGGTACAAAAATAGGTATATCAACTACTACAGGTACTGCAGCTCGTGGTCAATCAGTTAATTGCTTAATATTAGATGAGCTTGCTTTTATTGAACCACATTTAGTAGAAGATTTCTGGAAATCAGTATATCCAATTATTTCATCATCTAAAAAATCTAAAATTTTTATAGCTTCAACAGCTAACGGTACAGATAATTTATTTTATAGTTTATATAGCGGAGCTGAAAATGGTGAAAATGGATGGGCTAGTGATAAAATATTATGGAATGAAGTACCAGGGAGAAATGAAAGATGGAAACAAGAAACTATAAGTAGTATAGGTAGTCAAGAAGCTTTTCAGCAAGAATTTAACTGCGAATTTATAAGCAGTGGTGAAGCTTCATTAGATGATGAGTTATTTGAAAGGTTATCTACACAAGTATGCGAACCAAAATATGTCTTTGATGATGGTAAGTACTTATTATGGGATCAACCTAAAGAAGATCGTATATATATAGCAAGTGTTGATACATCTGAAGGATTAGGTAAAGATGCTTCAGTAGTACAAATATTAGATTATACTGATCTTACTAGAATCAATCAAGTTGCTGTATATTATAACAATGAAATATCACCTTATAACTTTACTATTAAGGTCCACGAAATATTACAACACTGGGGTAACCCATTAGTATGTATAGAACGTAACAACAGTGGTAGCCAAGTAGTTGATATACTTAAAAATACGCATGATTATGAAAATATAATTTCTTGGGGATCTTCTACAGCTAATAGAAATAAAAGTCAATTAGGTATCGTATCACATACTAATACAAAGTATAGAGGTGTAACAAATATGAGATATTGGATAAATGAAGTGGAAGCAGTTCAGATAAATGACATTAGATTAGTTAAAGAGTTAAAAACCTATGTAAAAGCTGCTAACGGTACATGGAATGCACGTAAAGGTTATCATGATGATTTAGTCACCTCATTAATGTGGAACTTAATTGCACTAATTGATGATATAGTTGACAAATATTTTGAAGTTACAAAAAAAGATGCTAATAATAGGCCATTAGAGCTTCAACAATTCGATTATGGTATTAAATATTTTATGGACCCTACTTCTTTATATACTAATGAAAAGCAAGGGGCCAGCAACACATTGCCTATTATTATAGGTAATGCTCAACAAACACAAAGTGAAATGGAACAATTAATGCAACAAGGATATAAACCATGGCAGTCGTAAATCAATCTCAACTTAATAAAAGTAGATTAGATAAATTTCTACTTGTGTTAAATCTACCTACTTCACTTAAAAAAATCTCTGATAGTTATCTTGGTAGTAGAAAAAATACCGGTATCATAGAAGATAGTTTACAATTTTCAGTATACGGAGCTATAGTACCTCAAGTACAAGTTCCTGAGATATCTCAAGGTTATGCTGGTCAGTTTTATAAAGTTTCATCTAATAATAGACCAGCTTATGAAAATGTTACAGTTAATTTTACTATTGATAATGAATTTAACAATTATTGGCTATTATATAAGTGGTTGGATTTATTAAATGATGATAATTTATCTCAATTTAATGGTAAAGATGTTATAGATACACCTAACGTACCTTCAAGTCAGAGAAATAAAAGTAAATCTTTAACCCCTCCTGAATTATATCAAACTGACATAACTTTATACGCTAAAGATGAATTTGATAAAAATAAAGTAAAATTTACATACACTAAAGCGTTTCCCGTATCACTTGGTAGTATTGATTACAATTATCGACAAACGGGAGAGATTGAAACAACATTTGAGTTTGCTTTTTCACAATTACTAGTAGAATTGGTATAATTTTTATTGCGAAGACAATAAATAATAATATATGGCTAGAACAATACAATCTCCCGGTGTAGAAATAAAAGAAATAGATCAAAGTTTGCGACCAGTCTTACCAGCTGGAACTAACGTATTAGTTGCAGGATTTACAGATCAAGGCCCTTCAGACGAGGTAATCCAGGTTACAAGTCAGAGTGAGTTCGAACAAATTTATGGCATACCCAAAACTCCAGCAGAGAGATATTTTTATCATAGTGTAAGACCACTATTTCAGTCTCCTGCTAACATTCAAACATATCGCTTACCTTATGGCGATGATAAAGGTAGAGGATTTGGAAATAAATATTCCGCTTTAGTATACACTGCAAGTGCTTATGATATGTCTAATATTGGTACAAGACAATTCGGTACTACGATGGAGACTTATAATGAGCAGGAGACAGATGTTGCATATGTTCTTAATGCCCCGCAACATGTTGAATTGACTGAAACTCAATATAATGATATTTTACAAAAGAAGACATTTAATTGGTCAGCAAGTGCAGCAAGAGGAAGCGATGCATTTAGTGGAGATGATTTAGCAACATTAGGTAGATCAGCTTTAATTGTTCTTAATAAAGCTCAAACAACTATTAATAATAAATTTGAAGGATTTTATTTAGGTGGTATTGATAATACAAATCTTAACCCTGCTACTAATTTTGATGGTATTCAAAATGCATTTACCGTAGCAGTATCAGGAGATAAAAAATTAGTTTCAGATTATACTAAATTACCAGCAACAAGATTACAGTTTGCGTTATCAAGCGTATCTGATAATAGTACTGATACATTCGGAGTAGATGATGGTAGTGTTTCAGAGGTAATGGAAAACTTAACGCAGTTTGATATTAGTAGTGAAGATTTTAATGACACCCTTTCATTCGGTCTATTTAAATTAAGACAATCACCATTCTCACCTGATAGCATTAAATTAGATTATGTTTTATCAGAAAGTTTTGTAGGTTCTACTGATTATCATAGACAAATTCAATCAAAAGACGGTGGTGTACCAAAGAGCTTTTATTTAGATACAGTAGAAGATGGTTCTCCTAATGTTATAGTTTTAACTAATGACTTTATTTCAAATAGAAATAGTGACGGTTATGCTGATATTAATGGTAACCCAACAAAGATTGTTAGATTTGCATCAGGTGTTAAAAAAGCACAAGGCGATTTTGATAATAATACTGCTACATTCGGAGTAAGTAGTGAATACATTCCAAGTTATTTCGCTGCATCAAGTGGAGTTACAGACGCTCAAATGACTAACTTAAGGAATAATTTAAATGCACAAGCAACTAATTTTCCAGCAGATTCATTATTTCCAGTAGGAGTATATTCTGATAATAAATCAGATTCTAAAAGATTAGGTTCTATACCTGGTAAATTAGATAGATTATTTGACAGTGTAGAAAATGTAGATTTATTTGATATTGATCTTACAATTGATGGTGGTATTTCAACAATACATGCAATGAAAGAATTGAATAATGATGAATTTGACGATCTTATATCAGTCGATTCTACAATGCAAGGTTTTTATACATCAGATATTATTAATGGGTTATCAGATAGTGCTAAGACATTTAGATCTAATTGGAAAACAATCTTTGATAGATTTTCTGATTTTGCTGAAAAGCGTAGAAAAGATCATATGTTTATTTCTGACTTACCGAGACCATTATTCCTACAAGGTAAAAGTAATTTAACTTTAAATGATGCAAGTAAGAATTTCTCATTAAACGTTCTTAAACCAATCCAAGCTCATACAAGTGTTGTTAATACAAGTTATGCAACAACGTATGGTCAGTGGGTGCAGATTTATGATTCATATTTAGATGATCAGTTCTACGCACCGTTCTCAGGGTTTGCAGCAGCTTCAATGGCAAATACAGATGCTAATTTCCAACCTTGGTTTGCACCAGCAGGATTTACAAGAGGGATTGTTACAGGTGTTAATGATTTAGCATTATATCCAAAACAAAAACAAAGAGATCAGTTATATAAGATTTCAGTTAATCCAGTTGCGTTCTTCCCGAATGAAGGGTTTGTAATGTTTGGTCAAAAGACTTTACTTAAGAAACCAAGTGCATTTGATAGAATTAATGTAAGACGTTTATTCTTGAATCTTGAAAAAGCAGTTAGACAGACAGTTAAGTTCTTCGTATTTGAACCTAATACATTGCTAACAAGAACAAGAGTTATCAATACCATTAATCCTATTTTTGCAAATGCTAAGAATACTGAAGGAGTTTTCGATTATTTGTTAGTTTGTGATGAGAGAAATAATACACCAAATGTTATTGATCAGAACGAATTGGTGGTAGACATCTACTTAAAACCAGTTAGAGCGGCAGAATTTATATTAGTTAACTTTTATGCTACCAGAACAGGTACAGACTTTAATGAATTAGTTGGTTAATATATACCTATAATTAAATAATAATATGGCAGACAGTAAATTAACAGACTTACCAGAAGTAACAACGATTGCAGATAATGATGTATTGTATCTAGCTAATGTATCATTAAATCAATCGAATAAAATAACTTATGCAAATTTAATTAATAATAAATTTGTTGTTTTAAATACAGCATTTGAAGCGGTAAGTGCTAGTGTTGATACTTTAAATTCACAATTCCCAGCTATTAGAAATGAAGTATTAGCTCAAACAGCAAGAGAAGGTTTCTTTACTATGGGTGGTGCTGTATTGAATAATACTAATTTTAGTAGTAGTGCAGTATTTGTATCTACATTTTCATTTGTACCTTACGGAGCAAATGGTACTGATGTAGCAGCTAATGTATTATCTGCAACTTTACCATCGCAGTTTTCTCCAGGAGATATATTAACACCATCCTACTTAGGACATGGAGATTATACTCATTTGAGTGGTGTTGAAATGACTGCAGTACCTTTAAGTAGTAATGCACTTACACTTATAGTTAAAAATAATACAGGTAAAACACTTCAATTATCAGGGGACGGTGCTGGTACCGATACTCTATATTTTAAAGTTGATTATAATAGATCAACATAATAAAAAAGATTAAATAATTACATGGCAGATACATCACAGACAATTCAAGGGTTTTATACAGCAGCACAATCAAAAGATTTTGCTAGAAATAATCTTTTTAGAGTATTGAATATTAATTTTGGTAGTGGTTCATCGGTTTCATTTGATGAAAGTGATTTGGTATATGCTACTACTGCAACGTTACCAGGTAAATCAATTACTAACGTACAAGCACCTTATATGGGATTAAATTTTAACGTTCCAGGTGTTGTTCAGTATGACGGAAGTGATAGTTATTCAATTACATTTAGAAGTGATGAATCATATGATTTAAGAAATAAATTCTTACAAGCTATTAATGATACTTTTGATGATTCAGATAGTACAGGTAATTATTTTATGCCAACTGAAGAAGCAGTTCTTGATTTAGTTCTTTTAGATAAGGAACTTAATAAAGTTGATCAATATCAATTAGTTGGTATATACCCTAAGAGCGTAAGTGCTCCATCTTATGATGCTACAGCTACAGGCGATATAGTAACGTTTGATGCAGCTATATCATACCATTATTTTAGGAAAACATCTTAATTTAAACAAACCGTACTAGGTACGGTTTTTCTATGCATAAATATAATTAGATGTCTATATTAAATTCTATTAATAATGCTATACAAGGAGTTTCTAATGCTACAAATTCATTAGTCGGTGGTTCAGTAGCTCAACCAGGTTTATCATTATTAGGTACTAATTTACCAGGTGTACCATTAATAAGTATGAGAGACCATTTTCTTAATAGTTTAGGTCAATGGTCTTCATCGATACCTTTAAATACACAATTTATAATACTTTTTGATAGATTTCCATTAGGACTTACAAATCATACCATTAAAATGTTAGAAGAGATAGACGGTAGACAGTTTTCAGATATAACTTTAGCGAAATCAGTTACCACAAATTTAAAGAATCAAGGAATGGTAGGTTGTATATTTGCTACTGGGTTTAATGTTGGTTCAGAAACTTTAGATTCAGACGCCGCAATGATAGATAATAATAGAGGGTTCATTCAAGGTACAATTTTAAAAGATAGAGGAGCCTTTTCAGGTAATGCTTTAACTATACCATTTAGAGATACTAATACATCGTTTATTGATTTTGTAATTAGACCTTGGTTAATTATGGCAAGTCATTACGGTTATGTAGCAAGAAATCCTAACGATTTAAGAGAAAGACTTAAAGATCCTAAATGTAATATAACTATAGTCCAGTATACAAGGAGCGAAAAAGGTTTATCTCAAATACCAAGAAAAACTTGGCAGTTTTTCAATTGCGTTCCAACTGAAGTTGATACAAGAGATTATCAATATGCATCAGGAGAATCTGATAAAAACTTTACAACTAAATGGGTTTATGATCATTATACAGTTAACAATAACTTGTTTATGAATATAGAAGAGTTGATTAAGTCACTCAACCCGTTTAAATTTTAATAATGAATGAATATCATTATGAAGGATTTATAGTTAAAGAATTAAATTACTTCGATTATAAAAACTTAGTTAAAAAATTATTGACGACAGATATAGAAGTAATAAATGTTATTTTTAACGAGTTATTCAATAGTTGTTTAATATCTGATAAAAAATATAACGCACTTGATAAATTTAAATTAATTCTTTTTATACGTTCTTTAATATTAGGTGAAGACATACAAATAAATTACAAAAAGAGAAATTATAATTTAGATGTAACAACTATATTAAAAGATGCTAATATATATGAGAAAGATATAGAGACTGATTGTTTTGTTTTAAATAATTTTACTAGTTTTTATATAAAAGATATTGGTGAAGAAATAATAAAAAACTTAAAAATTCTAAAAATAAACAATAAAGAAATAAATTTAGAAAAATTTTCATTTGAAGAAAAACAAAAAATATTTAACGAAATAACTGATGTTAATATAGTAGATTTATATAACCAATCATTAAAAGATTTAAAAAATAATAAAATAAAATTTTTAGATTTAGATATAAATCTTCATAACGGTGATCTACTAAATGTATTGAAACATATTTTCAATTACGATTTAAACAGTTTATATGATTTTGAATATAGTCTAATGAGACATCTTAATTTCACTTCTAATGAATTCAAAAATTATTCTTTTTCTGAATTAAAATTATTTCACAATAAACTCAAAGATGAGATGAAGGAACAAAATAAAGACGATAACCCTGGTATACCTACGCAACACAAGTAAATATTAATATGAGTGAAAATTTTAATGACATATTAAATGAGGTAAAAGGGTTAAAAAAGAATTTAACCTTCTTTTCACGAGCTAATAATTTAGATTTAGAAATAAGTCCATTAAACTTGCAACAGCAGAAAATAATTATTGAAAATAGTATTCAAAGTAATTTATCTGTTTTATTCTTTAATAATTCATTTTATAATATTATTAAAGAAAACTTTGCAGGTGATATAAACACGCTTGATACTATAGACAGAGTATCTATTTCACTATCTTTAAGACAAAAAATGTCAAATGAATATGCTTTAGATGATACAAAAGTAGATATATCAAATATTATTGATAAAAATAAAACCCATTTATCTATAGACCCACTTGAAATAGTTACTGATAGCTTTACATTTAGAGTTAGTAAACCTTCATTAGTGTTAGATAATAAAGTTAACAAACTGCTACTTAATAAATACAAAGGTAAAAAAATTACTGAAGATAATGTTAATAATGTAATTAGTGATTTGTATGTGTATGAAATACTTAAATTTGTTGATGAAATAATAGTAGGAGATAAAACATTAGTTATTTCAGAAAATTTTAACAATTCTTTAAAAATTTTAAGTGAAATCGAAACAAGTGAGTTAAAAGAAATCTTTAACTATATTAATAAAATAAGAGATATTGAGTTAAATATGACTCAAATACCTAATTCTGAAAAATATATATCTATAACACCTGACTTCTTCGTAGTATAATATTTTTTATAAATATTATTAATGGCAGCCGGAGATCAAACTTTATCAGATGCACTTCTCTTAATAACTAAAGTTTCTAATAATCAAAATAAAAGACTTGATAAATTAGAAAAAGTTTCTGGCTCTTCTTATAATGAAGGTCCTAAAAAAGTTGAAGAGTTGGTAAAAAAACCTGAACCAAGAATTATAACTGATTTTGGTAAAAGTGCAGAAAAAGATTTAAGAAATGCTTTAACACAGAAAGAAGAAGATGAAGAAAAGAAACCTGAAGGAGGTTTCAATTTTATTAAAAAATTAATTGGACCTGCCTTATTAGTGTTAGGAGGTCTATCAGCTTTAGTTACAGGTTTAATGACAGATGGTCCTTTAAAAGGTCTGTTTAATATTTTATCGAAAGGTGGTATTATAGGAGGTGTTAAACTATTTGCAAACTTAGCTGGTAAGCAAATGGGTAAATTTACTGAAACCTTTGCTAAAATATTACCTAAAAACTTATTTGGTAATATTATAGAAAGTGCTAAAAGTTTCTTAGGAGGTATAGGTAAATTTTTATTAGCACCATTTAAAAAGCTTGGAGGTAAAGGAGCTGCTAAAGGTGTATTTGGAGTTATAAGTAAATTATTTGCTAAAACTTTACAACCTGTATTAAAAAGAATACCAGGTATAGGTTCTCTTATATCATGGGGGTTTGCTGTTAGTAGATTTAAGAGTGGTCAACTTGGAAGAGGTTTAATTGATCTTGCTTCAGGTATAGCTACTTTATTTCCAGGTTTAGGTACTGGTTTAAGTATAGGTTTAGATGTATTAAATGCGTTTTTAGATGTAAAAGCTGGTAATCCAGAAGAAGTTAAACCAGCAGGTTCAGGGTTTAAAATAGGTGATTTTTTTGGTAATGTAAAAGATAAAATTATGAATAATTTTCCAATTAAAAATTTATTTGAATTTTTTGGAGGTGTAGGTGATGTAATGGGTGGTAACTTTAAAGGAGGATTTACTAGAATGGCATTTGCTATACCGTTCATGAAACCGTTAAGTGATTTTTTATTCAATGAAAAAGAGGAAGCTACTGATAAAGGAGGTAATTTTAGTTTCGGTACATTTTTTAAAAATATTAAAGATAAAATTTTAGTTAAAGTGTTATCTTTCTTACCTGAAAAAATCTTAGGATTTTCAGTAAGATCAAGAGCAGCAAAAATGTTAGGTATTGATATGGGTCCAATAGTTGATGGTGAATCAGCCCAGACAAATTTTACAGATATACAAACTGAAAATAATAAACCAAGAAGGAGAGAGTTAGGAGGAGAAGTAAAAGCAAAAAATGAATATATAGTTGGTGAAGCAGGTCCCGAATTATTCGTTCCAGAATCTGAAGGGTTTATAGTAAGTAATGACAAATCACTTAATTTATTAGATAAAGAAACGTTTAGTAGCTTAACCACTAATATAGGTAGTTTACAAGATGAACAATTAAAAGAACTTAAAAAACAAAATATTTTCTTAAAAGCTTTGATAGAAAAATCTAATTCAACTGGAAATGTAGTTAGCACTACTAATACTAATACATCAATAATAAATTCAAGTAAAGGACCTTCGATAAAACAATTTAGAGAAATGTATGCTTAATTAAATATTATTAATGGCAAACTTATGGACTCTTAAATTTGGTAAAGACGCTAAACTACCTGTATTAGTTAGATCAGGTACTAACGTCGGTGCAAACATGAGTTTTGTTAAAAATAGAGTTTATAAAGGCCTATCAGGACCATCTGATCCTATTGATGTTAATAATGAATTTCCTTGGACTAAAAGTCCTAAATCTTCTAGAGAGGATGTACCTAAACTTAGAATGATTGAAAAAAGAATTACTAAAAATAGTACTGTTAGTAATTTAGCTTATTCTTTATTAGCAAGTGCAGATTTAGCAAATACTGTAGGTAGCAGTGTTATTGATGCTATAAAACCTGGTGATGAAAAAAATATAGAAGATCAGCTTAATATTATTCGTCAAGGCGGTAGTGATAATAAAACTGATGCAGCAAAGGATGAAGGTATTTTAAGCACTGTAGCTAAAGCTGCAGGGGAATTATTAACACAAGACACATTTCAAAGTAACGTACTTAAGCCATATAATTTTTTATATTCTACTGAAAAAACTGGTTTTGAATATATATTTCCTTACTTAGATAATGCATATCGTGAGTCAAACATTGTTATGGGAAGTGATCAAGGTAATATTGCTTCAGATGTTTTAGGAGTAGTTAGAGATTTTCAACAACAAGCTACCGGATTAGCTTTAGCAATAAGACCAGGAGTATATATAGAAGAAGCTAAACAATTTACGATGGGTGAAGAAGGTAGAACTTTAACTATAAAAATACCTTTATTAAATACAGGTAAATATGAAGACATTTCTCGTAATTATCAATTAATTTACGGGTTAATATATCAAAATCGCCCTGGTAGAATTACTAAAAATTTAGTTGATGTACCAGTTATATATGAAACTTTTATTGAAGGAGTAGCTTATATGCCTTATTCATATATTAAAAGTATGTCAGTGAATTTTTTAGGTAATAGAAGAACGATGGATATAAATTTACCAGTAACTAAATTTACTTCAACCGGTTCTGAAGTTGGTACTCAAGTTAGAACAATAAGAACTGCTATACCTGATGCATATGAACTTAGTTTTCAGATAACTGGGTTAAATGATGAAACTAGAAACTTTATGTACGAAAGTATAGATAGAGGAGTTGTAACAGCAGGTGTTAAAGCGTTAAATAATCCTGATATAGACAATACAGCTCCTGGTACAGATGAAACCCAAGGAGGACCTAATATAGGTTCAGGAGGAGCTAGAAGCAATCCTTCCGCTAGTAGAAGAAGGAGGGGTGACTAATGGATGGTAAATATCAAAAAGATATAAGTCAATTACCTGAACTACAAATGTTTAGGTATGAAAATATATTTAAAGTTTATGAAACTGGTGATAAAAATTTTTATTACTATAATATATTAAAAAAAATTAATATACCAGATAATTTAAATAATAATTTCTTTGATTATTTAACTTTGTATAAAAATACACCATTAACTACTATTAGTTATCAATTATACGGTACAACTCACTTATGGTGGTTGATTATGATAGTTAATAAGATCAATAATCCTGTAAAGAGTTTACCTTTAGGTAAAAAAATAAAATATATAAAAAATAACTATATAAAAGATATTATTGATAGTATTAGCCAACAATTACAATGATTTTAAATAATATATTAGAATTAACTAAAAATGATTCTTCTTCAAACGAATATTTGATAGATAATCAAAAATATGTAGTTAAAATTTTATTTGTTAATGCAGACTTAAGTGTTTTTACTATGTCTAAAAATAGTTTAAAGAGCTTTACAATTAATGACAATGCTTTTGACCCTTTTAATTACTCTTCTATTAGCTTTGTAGATAATGATAATTCATTTGAAAGATTAAAAACTAATAATGATGATTATGAATTTAACCCAGAACTAAAAAATATACTAAAAGGGTTTCAATACAGAGGAGACGGTAGAGATTTCTTATTTGTAGAATTAGTACCTATTGATAATGCTAATGAAGTTTACGGTACCGAAAATGATGATTTTAATAATAAATTCGGCTATAGAAAACTTTTTGTATGTACTGATGATAGTGAATCATTGCAAGGGGATGAGACTATTAAAACTATAAATTTAATTGATTTTGATGAAAAAATTTTAAGAGAACAAAAATCATTTTTTTCGTCAGCTGAATTGTTAGAAAATAAAAGTAATATATTTTTACTGTCTAATAATGATAGACAAGTAAAAACTGGGATATGTATTAAAAATTTATTAAAAAATAGTTTATTTTTAAAGACTTTTAACCAAGTACAAAAACTTAAAAAAGATAACACACCAGATTTCGAAGAAGGTATCAGTGAAATATTCTATACTTCGCCAGCCGATAATACAGCTTATGATGATCTACTTTATTTACTTTCAAAACATGTAAGTGATAGTTCTAGTAATGACTTTTCAATACTTAAAAAGGGAAATTATGATAACAAATATTCTTTAAAAAGTGTTTCATCATTATTTAAAAAAGCTTATAATGCTGAAGATGGTACAGCAGGTGAAGAAAATTTAGAAAAAATATTTATTACAGGTACATCAGATAGTGATTCAGTAATACAAAGTGATAAAAAGACACCTAGTAGAATAGCATCATTTGGTCAATATAGTGAAATAAAAAATATTAATTTTTTTAATACTGATTCTATTATTAACAGTGAAAAAATAAAAACGAAAATACTACATTCATATAATTTTAATAATAAAACTTTTAATATAGATAAAAAAAATACTGATATAGTAAATGTAAAAAACAAATTTAATGAAAATTATGTTACCAATATGAAAGGTAAAGATAATAATCCCTACCCTAATTTAATAGTAAATCAAATGAAAGGTACCAATTTATCATTTGATAATTATTATTCATTATATGGTGAAAATGATAATATAAGACTATCAGAAGGTATCAATAATCTTCTTAAAAGTTCTATAGTTACTAATTTAGCTGCAGAAATAACTTTAAAAGGTCAATTATTTAGAAAAGCTGGTAAATTTATCAGTATTGAAAGAGACGGAGAATATATAGACAATTTATTTGATGATAAATTTTTAGGTATTTACTTTATATTAAATGTAGAACATAATTTTATTGATGATACAAGATATAATAATAAAATATTAGCAGTAAAGACATATATACATACAGACCCTAAATTTAATGAAAAAGTAATATGAGTTTTAAAACAACATTAATACCTGAATATACTGATACAATTATTCTACAAAAAGAAGAATTTTATAAAAAAAATACTGACCTTATTGATGTAATAGGAGATTACTTAACTGAATTAAATTTAAATATAGACTATGAAAAGGGTAAATCTTCCGGAAGAGCATTTGCTAATACTGTATTATTTTATAAAAGCTTAAATGATGAAGATTTTACTATAGATGATAAAAAAATTGATGAATCATTTAAAAACTATTACATAGAAAAATATAATAGTCTATTTATAGATATAAAAAATTCAGTATCTAATTTCATTAAAGATAACGTTTATTTTAAAAATTATTCAGATGATGTTGGTATATTATTTGATAGCAATAGTATTATAGATAATAGTATATCACCTTATTTTGATGTTTTTTATAGTGAAACTGAAATACCTAATAACTTAAATACAACTATTTTTAATAAAACTACATTAGACAATAAATCCTTACAGAAAAAATTTACTAAATTTAATGATGCACTGATGAAGACTAATTTGAAAGGTATAGTAGGAGATAATTCAGATATATCAATACAAACAACTTCGCATGGTTATAATATTACTAATGATTACAAATATTATGAACGATTTTTTAATTTTAAAGAGCCAATGATAAAAAATATTGTTTCAAATATAAAAGGTTTGGGGGAGTATATACTCTTTATAAAAGATTTAAACTTAAGAGACAATGAAACTGAGTCGAGTTTATTCAGTTACAGTTATAAAATAGAAGGTATTGAGGAGCAATATGATATTTTAAAGAATAAATTAGATGTTAGTATATACACTTCTAATTCTATATTATCTTCTTAGTCAGATACTTCAGCTTCAATTATATCAGCATCATTAATTAATTTTTTAATTAATTCTTCTCTGTTAATTGTAAGACCTAGTAGTTCGTTAGAAGTATTTTGAAGTTCTTTTTTACTTTGAATATCAATCTCTTTTATTTCTTTTCTAGCTTCATTATTCTTATTAGTAATATGAATTTTATTAAGACTTTCTATAGCAGCAGCTGAAGCACCTACTAACTTACTTAAAGCTTCTAAATCTTTATAATCAGGAGCAGCTGTTATAAACTGCTTAACATCTTCAACATAATCTACACTACCTTTAATTAGCTTACCTGAATATTGTAATAAAAATTCTTCTAAATTCTCATTACTTAAATTTAAATCACCATCTTGAATTTGTTTATTAACTTTAGTTGAACCTTTTAACTGACTTAAAAGGTCTCCAACAACGCTTTCTACATCTTCATCTTCTTTACTCATATAATTATTTAGTTGAAAACTGTTAGGAACGTTAATATAATAGATATATGAGTGAAAAAGTTAATATAAAGTTTATAAAAACGCATGACGATGCAGTTTTACCAACTAAAGCGCATGATGGTGATAATTGTTTCGATTTATATGCAGTTGAAGATACGGTTGTAAGAGGTAGTTGGTCATGGTTTGGTCAAACTCGTGTAGGTAATGAAGTGGTTCCAGTAGGTATTACTGTAGCAGATATAACTCCTGGTTATGGATTTGTATTAAGACCTAAATCTGGATTAGGTTTTAAAGCAGGTTTACAACCTCATTTAGGTGAAATTGATAATGGTTATAGAGGTGATTGTGCAGTTAAGATGTATAATTTTTCTCATGAAGATTATTACTTTAAAAAAGGTGATAAAGTAGCTCAGATTAAAATTGAAAAAATTTATGATACAAAAGTTAGTTGGGTTAAAAAAGTAACTAAAGCAAAACGTGGTGATGCTGGTTTTGGATCAAGTGGTAAATAGGAACTATTATATAATTAATTATGAAAAGAACAAGTCAAAGAATAACTGAAAAAAAAGTAGGTAATGCTAAGATTAGAAAGACTGTAACAGTTACAGTTACAAAGCCTACTAAAAGAAAAAAGAAATAATGTTTAATAACTTATACGTAGAAAAGTATAGACCTCAAACGTTATCTGATTTAGTATTATCAGATGGTAATAGAAAATATTTTGAATCTATTACCGATGAAATACCGAATCTTTTATTTGTTGGTACACCTGGTTTAGGTAAAACGACATTAGCTAGAATATTGGTAAATCATGTATTAGATTGCCAATATCTTTATATTAACGCTTCTGATGAAAATGGCATTGATACAATACGCTCAAAGGTAGTAGGCTTTAGTCAGACTAAGTCTCTCGATGGTAAGCACAAAGTAGTCATATTAGACGAGGCAGACGGTATTACCATTGACGGTCAAAGAGCATTAAGAAATACAATGGAAGAGTATAGCAGTATGACTCGCTTTATTCTTACTGCAAATTATAAGCATAAAATTATACCTGCTATTCAAAGTAGAACTCAATTCTTTGATTTAGCTCCTCCTTTTGATGATGTGGTAAAGCGTGTAGTTGATATAGTTAAAGAAGAAGGTATTAAAGTAGAAAAAGATGATAAAGTTAATCTAGTTGGTTTAATTAAACAAGGTTATCCTGATATACGTAAAATTTTAAATAGTATACAAAAAGCAAATATTAATGGTAAGTTTACTATAGATCATAAAGTTGATAATAATGATATAATAAACGTTATTCATAAACATATAGGTTCTAAAACTGTATTAAAACTTAGAAAATACTTAATTGAAAACGAGAATGAGTTTCAGGGTGATTATCATAACTTAATGAAGCAATATTTAAACTTTGTTTATACTTCTAGTTTAGATGACAATAAAAAACGTCAATATATAGTGTCTATTTCAGATCACATGTATAAAGACGTATTTGTATTAGATAAAGAAATTAATGCTTTTGCTTGTTGGGTAAATTTAGAAAATATTTAACCCATATACTGTGTAGTATAATTACCTACTTGATTAGTTTTACTAACTGAACCATTTGCTGGTATTTTAGTATTAGAAGTAGGATTTGAAATTTCAGATTTTTTAAGACTATCACCTTGTTGTGTCATAGTTTGATGTTCTTCTTCGTTTTCTTCAGGTTTTACTGGATCTATTTGAACTTTATTATCATACTTATCAGAATCAGGAGTAGGGTGTCTATTAATACCTGTGTCTATTCTTTGAAGTAAATTACCATCTAAAGTTACTTTACCTTGATTATCATATCTACCATTAGCTAATTCTTTTGCAACTTCTACATTAAAAGAATCACCTCTGTTATCATTATTACCAGGTCCTTGAGTACCTACTGAAGTTTTTATATTTACTACATAATAATTTTTATCTGTATCAAAGTAATTATCTATATAACCCTTCATATCATCAGATAAACTCTTATATCCATCTTTTGATTTATAGTTGCTAACTAGTTTAACCATATCACCTGTTAAAATACCTCCGTTAGAGTATCTTTCAATTGTATTTTCAATTAACTTTAAGAATTTACGCGCCATAATAATATTTATATTTAATCGTACAAACATCTAATTAAATATAATATATGGCAAGAATAAATTTAAATATTTTAGAGAAAACTGATAGTAAACCTGATGTTTCCATTTTTTCTGACTTAAAATTAGATTTTAAATTAGGTAGAACTTTTAATGATGAACTTAATAAAAAGGATCAAATCACTGATATACAGATATCTAATAATTTAGATGCAATAAGAAATTCATTTATAAGTCTTATAACTACATCTCCAGGTGAAAAAATTCTAAACCCTACTTTTGGTATAAATTTTGGAGATTTACTATTTTTACCGGTATCTGAACCAAGAGCTTTAGTTATAGGAGAAAATATAGTTGAAAATGTATCACGGTTCGAACCAAGAATACAAATAATAGGTTTAGAAGTAATAGCTGATGAAATTGAGCAAGAATATATTATTAATTTTGAATTCACTATACCAAGATTCAACAATCAAAATTTCAGTATAGTAGGGGCTTTAAACAAAACCGGGTTTTATGAATCTTCTAAAAATAAATCATCCGGAAAACTATCTGAATTATCAGATTCTAATAACGGATCATCGACTGGTGGTTACTAATTACAATGATTAAATATTTCTATGGCAGATAACACTGATTTTACTTTAAGTAGAGATAGTTACACAACTTTTGATGCTTTAACCCTTAAACAATTAATCAAAAAAAGATTAAATGAAGGAGGTGTATTTACAGATCAAGCGTTTGAAGGTAGTAATATATCAGCTATTATAGATATTATTTCATATTCATACCATACTTTACTTTTTTATCTTAACAATACTGCTTCAGAATCTACTTTTAATGAAGCTACTTTATATGAAAATATGAATAGAATAGTAAAGTTAATAGATTATAAACCTTCAGGTTTTCAAACATCTATTCTTTCATTTGAATCGGTGTCTAATGAAAAATTAATACCTAATTTATATACAATAAAAAGATATTCTTACTTTACTGTAAATGGTATAGATTATAGCTTTACAAATGACGTGTCGTTCAGCAAATCCTCTAATACAAGTGAAGTTTTATCTAACTTATCTGAAAATAATTTACTATATCAAGGTAAGTATTATGAATACCCAGAACAGCAAGCAGTAGGAGAGGATTTTGAAACTGTAACTTTAGTAGTTAAAGATAATATAACCGGTGAACCTATTTTTATAGATGAAAAATCTATAAATGTTTATGTTAGAGAATCTGATAACGGTAGATATAGTTTTTATGAAGAAACAAATAATATGTTTCTTAAAGGTCCTGGTGATTTAAATTATGAAAAACGTATTAATGAGAACGGGTTTTATGAAATTAAATTCGGTAATGGAGTTTTTGGTAGAAGATTAAGAGATGGAGATGATATATTTATATATTATCTAAAATCAGACGGCGAATCAGGAGTAATTTCCCCTAATCAGTTAAACGGTAACCAATTAAACATATATAGCACACCTACTTTTGAAGATATAAGTGATGATATTTATGATAATGCTAATTTAACTTTTTTATCTCCTCAAAATGCTCAACTTATATCCTTTTCTAATTTAAATGGTTCAACTACACCTAAACAACGTGAAGATGTAGATAGTATTAGAACTAATTCAAAAAAGATTTTTCAAAGTCAAAATAGATTAGTTACTATTGATGATTATGAATCATTTATTAATAAAAATTTCTCTAATATTTTAGATGATATTAAAGTAGTTAATAACAAAACTTATATAAGTGATTATATAGATTATTTTTATAAATTAGGTCTTGATAAACCTAATGATGATCCTAGATTTCTTTTCAATCAGTTAAAATTTTCTTCACCATCAGATTCTAATAACGTTTACATATTTATGGTGCCAGCTATATCTAATGTTGATAGTGAAAATAATGTAAATTTTTTAACAACACCACAAAAAAATACTATAATAAATGCAATTAATACGCAGAAAATGGTAAATATAGAAATTATACCTCAAGATCCTATTTATAATGCATTTGGTATAGGTTTACGTGAAGAAAATGAACTATTAACAACTGAAATAATTGATGATACATATTTAGTAGCTAAAAGATCTCTTTCTAATAGAATAAGTGTTGATAGTATAAAGCAACAAATAAACAATATTTTTATAAGTTACTTTAAAGATGCTAAATTAGGTTCAATTATAAGTCTTACTGAATTAAAAAATAAGATTTTATCTATAGACGGAGTAGTTGAATTATTTACTAGAAGAGTCAGCGGTGATAAAATTATAGAGACACCAAACTTGAGTTTACTTTCTTTCAATATTAATTATCCAGATATTGATATATCAGATATTACTTCAGATTTACAATTACCGTTTTTTAAATACCCGTTTTTGTATAATAATTCAATTTTAAATAATATTATTATAGAAGATGCCTAGTTTAAACTATATTTTTAGTAACGATTATTCAAGACTTAATTCTGTTAATGCGTTATATAATATAACAAGTAGATTGACAAATGTACCTATTTTCCCTACCTTATCAGGTTCTGAAGGCCTATCAGCAAGAATACCGGGTAGTAGTAAATTAAATGCAAATGGAAAATTTATATATTCTGAATTTGATACTTTTACAGGCCCGTTAGGGGAGTTAAACTTTCAACCTAACTTTGAAAATACTGATAGTAGTATAAGTGATTCAAATTACTTTTTTGATTTCGGTGATGGCACTACAGGAACCGGTTTAAGTACTTTTCATATATATGATAGTCCTGGTCTTTATAATGTAACCTTTGTAGTTACTGATAGTGCAGGTAATTTTTTTAAAGGTGTACAAGAAAAATTAATAAAGGTTATAGACCCATTACAAGATAGTTTATTTTTAACTTTTGATGGTCTAAGTACACAAAAATCTTCTATACCTGACAGAATTATAACCGTTACTAGATTTAATTCATTATATAGTAGTAGAATTTTATCTGCTAATGAGTATACAGTAAATTTATCAGTATCAGGGCATGCAAATACGTTTTATACTAATAATGAATATTTTAATGATAATAATTTTCAGTATAAAAAAGGAAGTTATCTTATAAAAGATATAGGTGATAATTTTGAAGTTATAGATTCTATAAAAACTACATCTGATAATATATACGCTACATATACAGTACCTACTGTTGTATCAACTATATCAGCTTTATCAGTATTAAATCTTAATTTTACACCTAAAAATGTGGATAATTCAATTTTTATTGGGACATCAGGTAGAGCCACGTTTAGGTATTTCGAGGATTAGATAAATATTCATAATGAACAACGACGTTGTAATATTTGCTAACTTTGATACAAGTAATTATCAAGACCCTGAATCTAATTTTTTTAAAATAGATGATGAAAAACTTAATGTATTAAATAGCGTTTCAAATAATATCGTGTTAGGTATAAGAGGGGAACCTATTCCTAGTAAATTATCTTTTAGTACAAATGGTATTGATGGTATAGGTAAAACTGATGATACGTTTAATATTGGTCCTATATACTATACAGGTCAAAAAGTTTATTTTACTATAAAATATAAAACGGATAATAATTTTAGTATAAATAACTACCCTAAACTTAGTCTAGGTAACGGTATTAACCAGATTTCTTTATCATGTTTTCAAATACAAACTCTATCTAGTGTGCCTGTAGAAATTTATGTTGATGATATAACTTTTAATTCTAACGATACATTGTCAGCATTAAATGGAGGAGGTTATTTTAGAGGTTATTTCGTTTCAGATCAAGGTTTATCTAATTTAAAAATTAAAGGTGAATCTAATACTGGTACTGCTACTATTACAGGGGAAAGCGATGTTTTCGATCTTTACCCTACAAAAGGGTTTTATAAATATAGAAAAATAAATGAAGATAACGACCAAAAACAAAATTATAAAGATTTAATTTTTCAAGATATATTAACTAATAAAGATAATTTTTTTAATAATTTTCTAGGTACGTCTGTTGGTGATCTAAGCGGTAATCTAGAAAATTTAGGTATTAAAATTTATGAAAAGATAAGTAACTTTGTTTCTAATACAAATGATATTAATTATTCTAATTTAAAAAACTTTGTAAGTCAATTAGAAAACTTAAATGTAGATTTTGAAAGATTCAATATAGAATATCCGCCTAGTTTACAAAGATTAGTTGATAATTTAAGTATTAATTTATCTTTACAAAAAGGTTCAAAAAATAATTACAATTTCGATTTTGATAAAAAAGGTTATGATAATAATCCTGATTTTGGTAAAAATTTAGGTAATAATATCCCAGTTTTGAATGGTATAGTTCAACCTTATAAGTATGGTATCGTAGCTTATGAAAAATTTAGTGAAAAATATAAAGTAATTAATACTAATTTGTTAAGTGCTTACGATATGCGTTTTAGAGATACTACTACTAAATCATTTCCTCTTAGTGATTATCAAGATGCATGGGGATGGGGTTTAATATTGCCTGATAATTTAGGTAAAAGAAATTTTATTCAATTAGAAGGTGATATAAATACAACTAATAGCTTTTTACAAATTGAAAATGGATTGAATATTGGTTTATCAGCTAATAATCAACCTGGTTATTATAGGTTAACTAGTCAAACAACTCAGGCTAAAAAGATAACTCTTGATAATCATTATAACTTTTATAGATATAATGATGATGTTATAGAAGGTTCACAATTGCAAAAATTTATTGATTATGATAACGGTAATAATACAATGGGTAATTTAAATAGTTTCTTCAATTATAGTAAAAAAGGAGGAGTTATGGATGATTTAATCATTAATAATTTATTTAAAAATACAGGTTTGGTAGAGGATGATCCTTACCCTACTGAATCTTCATTCGTACCGCATTATATGTATGATGATCTAGGTAATGAGTTTTATGCAGAAACTTATCAACAGCATATTAAGTTTAAATCTTTAGGTTATCAACATTCTCCACCAGTAGGTACATCTGAAGATAGCGAAAGCGGTATAGATTACGGTGGAGGAGGATATTAACTTTAATAATCACTTTTTTATTATAAATAATCTTAATGGGTGAGAGTTTTAATAGTTTTTCTGATTATACAATAGCTAATAGTGTAACTAATGACCTAAATGATGATAAATTAGATAGGAATAAACCGTTTTCATTCATTGAATTTTTAAACTACTCTAGAGTATTCGATGATGAAGCTGAAAATTTTAGAAAATATGAAAGTTATATTAAAAGTTGGAATAATATTTCATACAATAATAATATAAACTTTGATAAAGATGTAAAAGATCAATACATTAATTTATTTAAAGAAATATCATTAAAATATTCTACACCAGAAGAAAGAAGATATTTACAAACTATTAATTTTAATAATAATGAAAATTTAACTATTGCGATTCCCTTTTATTCTAAAAAAATTAGAGAAATATGCTTATACTTCAAGGAAAAAAGAGATACATTTCAAAAAGGTTTAAGAGAAGTTAAAGATAAAGGTTCTACATTAAGTGTAAAGAATTTTGTAAAGGATAAAATTATAGATTTATTTCAAGGAGATGATAGTTCTATACCTGTATCTTCTACTTTAGCTTTAAGTGTGTTACAAGTTAATATAGAAGTAGAAATTGAAGAATCTTACGATACATTTAATGATTATTTTGATTTAGATCCAGATAAATTGTCAGATTTTTATGATAGTACTTTAAATAGAAAAAAATTCTTTACTTCAAATTCAAATAAAATTGAAGGTACTGATTTTATAGATTTAGATAAAAGTATAATAAGAATAATAAACGAAAAAAATATAAAACTAGAGGAATTAGGAGACTTTAGTCCTATTATAAATGTAAATGATGTTGATGAAAGTTATTTAGAATCTACTGATTATATAGACTATAAAAAAGGGGATAGAGATAAACTTAATTTCTTATTCGAAGCAGAATTAGTTAAAAAATTAATTGGTACTGATTATTACTTCTTATCGACAAATTCAGAAAATAAATTCTTATCAGGGGTATTATTTGAAGGTAATAATAAAGTTAACAACTTACTTAATATAAACTATGCTTCTACATTAACAGTTCCAAGTACTAGTAATAAGTTTGAAAGAGAAGTAGGAGGTTTTTATAAACCTACTTCATTTTCAATATTAAAAATGAAAGGTGATTATACAACTTCATTAAAACAAGATTTATCAGCAAATACATTGTATGTATTTCCGGATATTAATAGTTTTGGTAATATTACTAATTTAAGTAAAGTTAAGAGAGACCATCCATTTGAATTTAATCTAAATAAAGATAGCGTTTTTAAAAATGAATCTTCTTCAGTAAGTCAAAAAAATGTAAAAAGTGAATTTTTTGATAGTAATTTTTACTCATATAATACCTTTGAACAATTTAGAAATACAAATAATTTATTAAGTACGTTCGATACACCTTATTCATTTAATCACAATTATGGAATTATTAATAAAGTAGAGATAGATATATACGGTAATAAATTCGTAGAATATCTAACTGATACAAGTGATATACAACAATTAAAAAAGGACAGTATAGTATCTAATAAACAATCATTTGTAGGTTCAAACACTTTATCAACCTTTGATAGACCTACTGATAAACTTTCATTCTTTGATAAGAAAATAGCTAATAAAAACGTATTTGTTCAAAATATATCTACAAATAGTTACTTACCTTTAAGTTCATCTTTCAATAACTTGTTTGATAAATATACTGGTAATATTCAACTGCATCAAGAATTATTAAGTGCAGTGAGAAATATAAACATTTATGATGACGTGTTTACTATAGATACTGATTCGTTTACTTTAATTGATTCATTTAAATATAACGGTAATTTTAATCAATCTACTGATATTCCTTTAACTGTACCTGTAGTATTGACAGATAACACCTTTACTGGAGTTTCTAATGATATGGTAGTAGATAATAACATATACAAGGTAACTATTAATACTATACCTAATTCAAGACTTGCAAGTAACCCTGGTCTATCAGGTATAAAGAATGATAACAATTACTTATTTTTCTATGAATTTTTTAGTTATGATCTTGATAAGAAAATTGAATTTCCTATTATTAATAGAAGGAAAACAGCCTTAAATGTATTTACTTCTTTATTCAATCTATCAGCTTTAGATATAGTACCTAAAAGGTTAAGAAATTTATCATTGAATTATAGTTCTAAGTTAAACGTGTTTAATTTAATAGCTCAGTATAATGATTTAAATGAAAATGTTTACCTACATAACGTTCTATATAAACTATTCAATAATAGATTAGAAATATTAGATAATTCTATATTTAGACCAGAAAATTATTATAGGACTTACAGTTTTTTCACTTCATCATTTTCAGGTAGCGATGAAGGTTATTATTCAACATCTTTAAGCGGGAGAATTTTTCAAGACTTTGAAGAAGGTATATTATTTTTATAATGAAATTACAAACTAAAACAGTTACTTTATCTAATTATTACCCTACTTCAGGATTTAGAATTACTCTTGACTATGCTACTAATACTAAAATATTACCTATAGAAAGCGGTACTAAAGTAAATTTTGATCTATCTAATATAGTAAATGAAGACAACGGTAATGGTTTAGGAATTAAAAGAGCTGAATTTGATTATGGTGATGGTAATATAGATTACGTAAATGCTGATTTAATTTTTGATAATGATTTAGGTAAATATACCTTTAAATTACCTAATACTGTATCACATAATTATGTGTTAGATTCTTTATCAGGTTTAAGTGATGGTAAATTATCATTTTTTTACAGAAATGGTAATAAATTTGAATTTACTTTATCTACTTTTTTTACTTTAAAAAATAATATAGACATGAATTTTATTACAATGTCTAACAATTCATTTGTTGCTTTATCTGCAGATACTTTAATTAGCATTATAGATGATAATAATACATATTTTAATTCTATTATATCAAATAGTGATAATCTTATCATTAGTGATCCGTTTAGATCAAATTTAATAGATAATGATGGTATTTGGATTGTTAAAGATACTGGTACTGATTTAGACCCAGTTTTAACTGATGATAAACAGAAAATTTATACTATTTTCTTTTAA